GGGGAGAGGGGACAGGGGGCGGAGTCAGGAGGAGGGTCGAGTCGTAGGGCGGCGTCGGGTTAGGCGTCACCGTCGCTTCGTTGTAGATCTTATGTATGCGCACAAGGGGGTGCGCTGTCTGGCTCTTGGGTCTTTCCGGTGGTGTGGGCATGCCTCGATTTTAGCTCGTCGTCGTGTCTGCGCACAGCACACTGGATGTCATCCAGCTGACGGGTGTGCGCGTGCACCAAGTCCGTCAGAGCTTGGGTGTTGGACTCTATTCGGTCTACGGCGTCCCTTAGAGAGCTTCCGTGGTTGTTTTCCATGTCTTGTTTGACGCTTAGGACCTTCTTATTGGTTTTCAATGACGTATAAAGGGTCGCTATAGCGGTTATAAGGGCTCCTAAGCCTACGGCTGGCGCCCCTAAGAGGCGGTCGGCGATGAGTATTATGTCGTGCACGGGTTCTATTATAGCGATCATACTGTAGTACGATGCTCCAGTAGCTGAAAATCTGATTTAATATATGCGGTTGGGTCCCCCCATGGAAGTCGACCCACCCCTCCAAAAATTCCAACTTTTCCCACCAAAAATACAAGTAGCCCCTAGGACGTTAGTCCTAGGGGCTACTTCTCTCACCACTCCAACTTGTATTACTTACCCTACCGTAGGGTAACTTATCGCTTCGACGACGACGGCGACGAACCACGCCGCGTACATGAGTCCAACTATTCCAACCCAGATCTTAGTGATATTGATTCTCAATAGCACCCCTCCTCTCCGGGCCGCCGCCGAAGGCGGCGGCCCCAGTCCGTTTCACGTGAAACGTCAGTCAAGCCCGACTTCGCGGAGCGCATCCCCGAGGTACTCCACAGGCAACCCGCTACCGTCGTCCTCGCCGGCGAAGGCCGGACGCAGCCTGGTCAGCACTGCGCCGTCTTCGTCTCGGACCAGTACCAGGTCGTGCTCTACCTCGAAGGTCCGCACCGTCGAAGGCCTGCCCCAGTGTGCCTGTGCGTTCGCTCGAACGGCTTCGTACCAGCCCAGCACCCGGGCCAGGGCCTTGGCCGAAGTCAGCATCAATGCTCGGACACAGGCGTCCGTCACAGGGGCGCCCGTGTCTTCGTAGACGCTCCCGAGCTTCTCCAAGACGGCAGCCTCCATCCGCTCCCAGATGGTCTCGGCGTCGACGGGATCGTCGGGGCCCTGCCCGGCGCAGTCGTGCAGCCAGAGCTCCACCCGCTCTTCGTCGGAGAGCCGGTCCCACAGCACACCGACAGTCTCTGCCTGAACCTCGTTCCACCCGGCTTCGATTTCGAAGGCGGCCTCCGGATCGTCGTAGTAGTCGGCCTCGAAAGGCAGTTCGCGGCCTTCGTCCAAGGCCCAGCCCTTCTCGGAAAGGACATCTATGGCAGCCTGCAGAAGGTCTGCGTCGGAGACGGCTTCGAGGAACTTGTTGATCATCAGGTTTCCTTTCTCTCTCTCGTTTCCTGATATCTCTAGTCTAGTCGGCCCGGAGGCCGCTGTCAAGCGGCCTCCGGTGTGATGTTGTTAACACCAATCGAAGAAGCACTGCAGCGGCGTCGGGAGATGCTCCACGAGCTCTTCGGAGGTGGACATAAGCCCGTAGAAGGCGTCCCAGAGGCCTTGTGCGAAGTCGAACCAAGTCATCGTGCTCAGGCCTCCCATCCGCGGTTCTGACGGCGGCTCCGGCGTCGTGCTCGCTGGCGCTCGCGGTCCGCTCGAAGGCTGGCGACGAAGTCGGGGACGTCGATCTCGGGGATGAAGGTGGTGGTGTGCATCAGAACTTCCTTTCTCTCTCGTTGTCTGATGGTTCTAGTCTAGCGGGCGTCGGCGGGGATGTCAAGCCCAATGTTCGTGATGTGCGTCACTGTGAGGCCGAGAATGGTCGGCTCGGGCCGGACTCCGGCGTAGGCGTCCCAGCCAGGGGCCCGGCCTTCGCCGGAACCCCAGCCTGCCAGGAGGCCGACTGCGACGGAGACGGCGGCCAGTAGGCGCCTCACCAGGCCCACCCGCCTACGTCATCGCGCACACGGAGCTCGGCGGCGAGGGTCCGCCGGACGGTCACCTGGCGGACGTCGAAGCCGGCGTCCGTGAGCTCGGCTTCCAGGTCCTCCAGGAGCAGCAGGCCGCCTTCGTAGGTGCGCACACCGGGGGTGATCCTGACGTCGCCTTCGAATGGAGCCTCCACGATGAAGTCGCGGCCGTCTACGAGGCTGACGTAGAGGCTGTAGCCTTGCTCGTAGACGTCGTAGACGGGGATCGTGGCTTCGAGGTGCCGGACGACGGCGTTGGCGGTTTTCCAGGTGTCCATCGGAATTCCTTTCTCTCTTGTTCCGATGTCTTCATTCTAGCGGCCCACGGGAGGGGCTGTCAAGCCCCTCCCGTATGGGCTGTGTCACACTTCCACGCCCCAGTCGGCGACGGCGCTCCGGAGGGTGGGCCAGGCTTCGGTCTCTCCGCACTCGCGGACTCGGACTGCGCCGTCGGCGTAGACGGTGAGCGTGCCGTCGGGGGTGTCGCACTGGACGTCTCCGCCCGGGAGGACGAAGGCAAGGCCTCCGAGCTTCTCGGTGAGGGACTTCGCCAGGGCCTGGCTGTAGGGGTACTTCGCGGTCATCGGACTTCCTTTCTCTCTCGTTCCGATGGCTCTATCTTCGCACAGTCCGAAGGCGCTGTCAAGCCGCTGGAGCGTGTCCTTCGTCACATTTCCGGGGCGCCCTCGGCGTCGGCGGACTCCGGCCCGAGCAAGTGTGACAACCGTCACAAATTGTATTTTCCATGGTTGCTCGAGAGCCTCTCGAGCGTGATGAAGGTCACATTGTGATGTTTCTCACATGGTTGCTCGAGAGCACCTTCGAGTGTGAGATTGCTCACATGGTTGCTCGAGCTGGGACCTTAGTCCCGATTTCGGAAAATGAGACCAAGCTCACATTTTGAATTCCGGGATTTTCGCAACACCGACGTTGTGTAATTGCTCGGGGCCGTCGTCGGAGGCGCACACACCAGCCTAGCGGGCCCCCGCCTTCGGGGGCGCCCCCTCAGAGCTCGCAGGCAGCCCTCTGAGGGCCTGGCGGGCCTTCGCCGGTAGGGTGGCCCCACCCCGGCCCCGAAGGCGCCTCAGAGGGCGCCTCAGGGCCGTCTCCGGGCATGGGAAGGCCCCCGCCGGAGCGGGGGCCTTCGGATCAGCCTTCGAAGTCCTCCAGGACGTCTGCCAGGTCTGCGGTGTAGTAGCCGCCGAGCTCTTCGAAGAAGTCGATTTCGATGTCCATTGGGGTTTCCTTTCTCTCTTTCCCCTTTGTTGTACCTCCATTCTATCAACCGCCACCCCCCGTGTCAAGCCCTAGCGGTGTGTCCTTCGCCACATTTCCAGGCACCATACGTCAACGTAGGCTACCCGGCGGTAAGCTACGGCTACGACGGGGTAACTTACAGGGCTGTAACCTACCACCCCGTAAGTTACGCCTACGTTGACGTAACCTACACCCTAGTAACTTACCAGGGGGTAACCTACACCTACGTAGTAGTAACTTACGGTTACGTAGGTAAAGGTTGTCATTAAACGTTACAAAGAGGCCCCTTTTCGACTTTCGGGGGCAGTTTTCGGGTACAAAGAGGGCCATTTTTGAATTTCGGGGCTCAAAGATAAAGGAAATTAGACCGGCGGTCGGCGGAACGGACAGTCCCGAGGCGCACACCACACAGAGCCGGGCGGTCGAGCGGCACCCCCTCAGGATCACGAGGATCGGTTCTGAGGCGATTTCAGCCCCCGACCCAAGCGACCCTACCGGGGCACCCCTGAAAGGCCCTCAGAGGGCAACCTCGTGATGCTGAGGCGCAACTGGGCCCCAGCGGTGGGCGCACACCCCATGCGCACAGCCCACCGAGCGGAGGCGTGTGAAGGATGTGACAAAACTGAACAGACGCAAGACACGTTGTTCTCAAACAACACCAAACGACAAGAAGTGTGGATTCGGCTGGGGCGGGATCCGCTTCTACATAAGGCATACATACCTAGATAACAACAGTGTTATAGGTTCAAAGTTATAGAATTAAGGAATTTATCTTAATAGTATAGATATACAGATATAATGTGTTAGTAAGTTGTGTGGGGGTGGTGTGTTAGGAGTATTTTTCGGGTGAGACACGATGTCTCAATACAAAGATGTACTGAAATTCTGACAGTCACTGTCAATTGAGAGTCACTGTCAGAATTTTCGGCTCGCCCCCAGCATGACGCAGGACTTTCCCGCGCCATCTCGCCGACCAATGGGGTGTGCGACGTGTCAGGTGCGCGCGGGCGCGTGATTATAACACAACTCCTCACAACACCACTGTGACCAACTTCACATTCGACGATTTGACTTGAAATCGATCCGGGTCTAGGGTAGAAATCGAGTTGAAATCGATCGGTGGAGCTGAGTCGAAACCGATCGAAAATACATTTTCGAGTGAGAGGAGAAATCGAGATGAAACGAATTGCAGTGGCAATCGAGGTTGCCGACGAAAATCTGTGTGCGCAGGAACTGCGCGCACGGGCTGAACTCGAATACGGAGTGAGAATCGTTCTCAATCCGAACTATGCCGATAAAATGATTCTGGTCGTCCCCGATACGCCAACCGAAAACACGACGCTGAAGGAAGCGCTCAAGGGATTCGGTGTGCTGGTCGCTACCCCCGATTCCCTGTGCGATGTGCTGTGCGATTCGTCCGTCGACGAGGCGGCCGCGCCCCGGAAGTGCCTAAGGCTCATGTTCCGTGAGTTCAAATCGAACCCGCTGTCGAGCGTGGACTTGCGCGGAAAGGACCCGGCGGACCCCGACAAAAGAGCTCGCAAAGAACGCGCTAAGCGCTTCAAGGAGGCCTTCTACGACGACTTAGCGGAGTTCATCTCCACACACCCCGGCCTCTCGTATAAAGACTACTGGGATGCGGACGGCAGACCGTACGAGAAGCAGTGGCCCGAATACAGGGCGGCTGTTAAAAGGGCGAAGGAGATGAAGCGATGAAGCGAATACGCTATACAATGCCGGCTAGGTCCCAAGGAAAGCTGCATATGCAGAGGGTGATGGCCGAGCTCGTCGAAAAAGACGCTCACAGGTGGGTGTTCGCGAACCACATGGGCCTCGATGTGGAGACCATTGTGCGCAAGTGGCTCGTACAACGGCTGGACGGCTTCTACTGCGACCTACAGGTTATGTACATACCCCACTTCACCAGCCCTACGCACGTCAGAACGCACGTCGTGCTGAACAACGCCCCTCTACTTCACGCGGTGGCCCGCACCGACGAGGCCGTCGAAGTCGACGCCCGCGACTTGAACCCCCGGGACGCCGTGAAGGCGATAGTCAAAGCGACGGGGCTGAGCCCGCACCTGTCTGTGTATGGGTGGCCGTTCTGCTTGAACGACGTGGATGACGCGAACAACGTGGAAAGAGGTGCGGTGTAACGTGGCCTTTTTCGACATCGCTTTTCTGGCGACGCTTCCGGGCCGCACGATAGGACCCGCCGTGATGGACCGCCATGGCACTGTGCGCTCCGGCCCTCTGACGCTGTACGGCCGTAGCCCTTTTGCGCACTCGATATGCGCGCAGCAGCCTGATGACAAGCGGAAGCCCTTCACGGTGGGGCTTGTGCGTGTGCGCACAGGGGCGAAGAAGGCGACGTTGGAGCTGTGCGACAGACGCTCCAACCCCTTGATAGAAGTGGATGCGGTTGTGCACAAGGGCATGCCGCTGGATTGCGTGTGCGACTTGGGCTATGGGATAGAGCCGGGCACCGTGATCGACGAGGGGGCCCTGCCCATGCCCGACTACCACGTGCTGTGGCCGGGTAAACCGACGACGAACACGGTGTGGACCGCGGTGGAGGACTACACGTGGTTCGAGGCGTTCTCGGAAGAGGGGTGTGCGACGGGCATAGCCTGCACGCCAGCGTCGTATATGCAGGATAGACGAAAGGAACGATAGATGGCGACCTACATAGCATTGGAGGGGCCCGACGGCGTGGGGAAGTCAACCGTTGCAGCAGCTCTGAAAGAGCTGCTGCAAAAGCGCACACCGGCCCTTTACCCCCATGTGCGCATACGGCACTTCCCCACGGACGTGCTGACCACATGCGCTGACGACGAGGGCTACCGCTTGAAGGCAGAGGACTACGCGATGGACATGGAGAACTGGCTCTCTTTCCGGCCGGAGCCCGTGCTGTTTCCCGAAATGCCGACGCATTCCGCCGCCCCGAACACAGCAGAACACGAGACGCTGTACATTCTGGACAGGTGGGCGCTCAGCACCGAGGTGTACGCCTCGGTGCGGGGCGAAAAGATCACGGAGGGCTTGGCGCTCACGCTGAACTGGCTTAATCGCGTTCCGCTGACGACGTTCGTGCTGTTGCCCCGCGACCCGGCCCTTCTAACCGACCCGGACTACGGGGCGGACAACGGCACGGGGGACAACTACGACCCCCTTCGAGTGACGGATGCGTACCGTCGTGTCGTGGGGTGTGCGCTCGGAAGCAGGACGCTTATTCCCATTGCCGTGGACAGGGCGAGGGACACGCCTGGGTCTGTGGCTGCGGACATCGTCGAGCGGCTGACCTTAATGGGGGCGCTGTGATGTATGCCATAACCCGTCGGCTTGACGGGCTGGCCTCGGTGCTCGTAGACTGTGACTACAGCGGCGGAGGGAACCGCCGCGAGTGAGAGAAAGGAGCATATTATGGAGGTTACACCTGCTATCGATAAGGCCGTTGACTTTTTCGACGCGCACACCGTGGAGCTGGGCGTCGATGTGAGGGACCGCGTAGCCGACACGATCATCGACATCCGTTCTGGCGAGGGCTCGACCGTGCGGTTCTACAACACGGCGGAGGAAGAGTTCATGAAGGTTCGCACCGACCGGGTGAGCAAGCTCTATCAGCCGCTGTTCGGTGAGAAGCTGATGGGTGTGCGCCATGCGGAGAACGGCCGGCTCTATGCGATCTTGGAGAACCCCGATGGAGAGGGGACGTACGAGGCGCCTGTAGGCGTCTTCCCGTTCGCGGATGTGCAGGTGGGTCCGGACTGCGAGTTCGGGCGGCGTATCTCGGCGGTGGCCGTGGAGTATGGCCCTGCAGCGGTGACGGTGAGTCTGGTGGCGCCGTCCGCCGAGATGGTTATGGCGACTAGACCGTACGCGGACGGCGAGGCCGACGGGCTGCTTTAGGCACAACACGAAAGGAAGGGTATAAGATGATTGGAACGAAGTACACGCCGGAGCGGCTGGCGGCTTTCGCTAAGTTGCCCCGTCTATGCCGAATGGACGTGAAGGTTGCGCCGGATGGGCGCGAAATCGCTTGCTATTCGCGTCGGTATGCGGACGGCGATAGCTGTGCGACGACTGTGTTCGACGCCGAGGGCAGAGAGCTGGCGACGTATGAGGAGATTGCCGACCTGGACGACGTGCGGTTCGGTTTCGCGGTGGATAAGTGCGTTGCTAAGGTTGCTGTGCGCAAACACGCAGTCTCCGATGCGCTGCAGGCCGTGTTCGATGTGCACGGTGTGGACCCCGACGCCGTGGAGGTGGAGTCCGTCGTTCTACCCGCTGATTCGACGGTCGAGTTGGACGTAGCCGTATCGGAGTATGGTTTCACATCGGTGGTCGAGTGGCTGCATACGAAGTCGGACGTGTTTATATCGTTCTACGAGAACGCGACGTCGGACGACCCATGGCTGAGCATCTGCGAGCCCGCTTGAGAATGAAGGAAGGAAGGATATAGTATGCTGTTTTATGACTATGAGGGTTGTGTGTGCGCATATATTCGGAATCGTGGTTTCGTGTGCGTGGACACGTCGAGTTCGCGTTTCGACGAGATACTGGAACCCGGCGAGGACTTGACGACGTGTGACGAGGCAGTGCCGTACACGAACCCTTATGGTGACGTTTTGCTGTCACATTACCACCTGCCGTGCGACATGTGCTACAACACTGTGTTGCAGGAGCTGGTACCGAAGGACTGGCATAACATGTTCACTGTGGAGGACGGCGAGCGGAACCCGTATACGGAGATGCTGTTCGGCGAAGTGAAGGCAGACCTGGTTCAGCCTGTGCCGGATGAGCCGGGCGTCGAGCGGAAGACGCTCTATCGTGACGTGTGGTTGTCCTATGACTCGAAAGGCAAGAGTGTTCACGTTCACACGGAGAGGGATGGTGATAAGCTTACTTGTCTTTTCGCAATGAAGAAGGACGATTTCATTCGCCTCTATCATGTGAGGTGTATCGGCTGGTGACGCACAAGGACATCGCCAGGGCGATTGCGAACGCCTACGACCCGCCCACTGAGGGCAACCCCACCGCCCCCCTTGTGCGCTATTACAGGGCCGATGGCACAACGGCTGTTAAGGAGGGCGAGGCGCAGTACATGTCCCGCTACAACCCGCTGACGAAGCGGTTGAGGGTGATGCTGTATCCGCATCATGAGACGATCGGTTTGTTCTATTTGGGGTAAAACAAGCTACAATGACTGAAAGGAGACGCCGACTAGTATGGGTTTGAAATTGATTCCGCCCGGTCAAGGCCGGAGTGAGAAGGAATATTACGTCCGTTTCGAGTGTTCGATGTACGGTGTGTTGCATGTGGACAACACCGCACACACTGTAAGTCTGGTTCCTCTCAAGCGGCTTGATAACATTCCGGTGTTTGTGGAGCCGCTGGATCCGTACAAGCTATGCGGTGTGCGGGTGTTCGACTCGTCGGGTTTCCGCATGGTGCTGTGTTTCTTCGACCGTTTCTATGTGACGGTCGGTGACATGCACGTGATGGAGTTCGACAGCCCTCAGGCATATATGGAGCACATGCGCGTGTCTTTGTACGATGCGGTGTTGTTTCCTCCTGTTGCAGAAGGTCAGGAGACGAACCCGTGGCGGACGCTGTCCCGGTCGGATGACATCGGCGCTGTGTGGCTGTGCGATTTCTCCCCCGCGGACGAGGGTGTCGGCCCGGGCAGCTGCTCGACCCGGGCTCTGTGCAAGTTGTGGAGGGATGTAGACGGCTCTTTGACGTTGAAGCCGGCCCGGAGCTTCGCGATCTGTGAAGCGTGGGAGGAGAATAACTGTTCGACCAGCTCGTGGCGTTTGACGGCTGTTCGCAAATGCACAACGCTGTAACAGACAGTGACGCATCTCACAGGGCGGGGGCTTGACGGCCCATGCCCTTTCCGTATACACTTCTTGATACGCACATCGCCGAGAGAAAGGACTAATCGCCATGGAAGTCGAAGAACCACAGGACTACGTGGAGGCTTTGGAAAAGCTTGAGGGGTCCCCCCTGATGGGTATGGAGATCAAAGACGGCCGGTTGGTCTTCCACAGCCCGTACAGAAACGTGGAGCTTCCGATAGACAGATGGAAGGGGTACGGTTACGGCATCAGTGACTACGGCCTGAACAAGCTCGACGTCAAGGTAGACCACGTGAACTACCATGACCACTTCAAGCAGGTCATGCTCTTCGACGAGGACAGCAATGTCATCGCACACGTTACCATTAAGAACCTTACGAGGAAGAACTGGCTACTCGGAGAGCTGTACGGCAATAACCTGCACAGCTCGATGAACATCAACCAGTACAAGAAATACGCTCTGCTTGCTGAAGGCGTGGTGTTCACGGCGGAGGCCGACGGCTTGACGGGTGTTTTCGTGAATTGGCTGGCGGTGGACTCGCCGGTGGATTATATTATCGACCGGGGTGACCGTATCTGCATTATGACGGAAAGGGGCAGCGCGGTCGATCTGCTTTTCAAGGAAGAAGACCTCGATGACTAAGACTGACATTACGCTGATGAGCGATGCATTCGAACTGCTCGACCCGTTTGTGAGGGCCGGGTGGACATTGGACTGCGCTGTCTTTATGTTCGACGGTGTCGGTTTGTTCTTCGACAACGGGGCGGCGGTGGCGTTCAAGACTTCGGAGTACCGCATCTCCGAATATTGCGAGTACAGCGACCCCGCCCCGCTGGGGTCTATGAGGCGTGTGCAGCGCCTGGACGGCACCGATGCGTGGCGGCTGTTCGATGTGGAGGGCCGCAAGGTCGTCACGATCACGCTCGCACAGCCGACCAACCCGCTGCCAGTGTACGTCGCAGCGTTGAAGGAAGCTCTCGTCGGGTCTCGTGTGCAGAGCGTGTCGGCGACGGACGGCGGGTTGTGCCTGCATTTGGACGACGACTACGACGCCGTGACGAACGGCGCTTTGCGTGTGCGCATCCACCCCGAACGTGTGCCGTTCACTGTGGGTGACGTGTTCGTCAACCGCGGCGGTGCGGACCTCGTCCTGTGCGTGTGCGCACAAGCGAGCGAAGAAGACAAGAACGCTAATAAGCCGGTCGTGGCGTTCAAGATCGACCGGGACATATTGGACAGGAAGGAGCTGTCGTTTAATGTTATCTGATGGGGACATTCGAGAGTTTGCTTTGAGCTACGGTGACGGCAGACCGTTGGTGAGTCCATTCGATGAGGACAGCCTGCAGCCGGCGAGCTACGACGTGCACTTGAGCCCCTATCTGGTCGATCCTTTCGACTCGCACCGGCGTGGTTTGATCTATCACGACGACGCCGTTCCGTACTTCGTGCTGCCTCCTAACGAGCTGTGGTTGGGGGAAACGTCTGAATGGTTCAACCTTCCCTCTGATATGGCTGCGAAGGTGGAGGGACGGTCCAGTTGGGGGCGCCTCGGTTTGATGACGCACATCACAGCAGGATTCGTCGATCCCGGCTTCAAGGGGACGATTACTTTGGAGCTCTACAACGTCGGCAAGCACTCGCTGCGGCTTCCTGTGACGCATCATAGAAGGGATCTTGCGACGATGGGGGTTGAGCCGATCGCCCAGGTGGGGTTCTTCGGCCTCATGACGGCGAGCGAGAAACCCTACGATGTGCGAGGCCACTATGTGAACCAGGAGGGCCCGACGCCGTCTAAGCTGTCGCGGTTCGTGAGGCGGTCTGACGCGCGGTAATGGATATAGCGGACATCTGGGGGGGCGAAGAATGGGTCAAGCAGGCGCGCTGCAAGAAGAGCGACATCGGCATGGACTTGTTCTTCGCCCCCCGCGAGGGGGGCGACGTGGAGGACGACCCCTACTATGCGCGGGCCAAGTGGGTGTGCTCGATCTGTCCTGTGCGACGTGAGTGCAGGGACTATGCGGACCGTGTGGAGAAAGGACAGAAGAGGCTGTTTGGTGTGATAGGCGGGGAAGACTCGTTCGAGCGCCGGGCCAGGAGAGAACAGGAGGGTAAACTGTGAGGCAGTTGCTGTACGGGCGTAAGGGTAAGCTTCAGGGCTGGTTCGCAGTCAACTCGGACGATACGATCGAGTACGTGCCGACGTCGAGGGAGGCGATGCACGGGTCGCACAAGGAGCTGGTCGAGGACGCGGCGGGCAAGCCGTTTCGTGCGATAAGCATCGGCTACGCGTCGGAGCGGAAAGTGTTCTACACGTGCAACGGAATCCGCTTGATACTCGTCAAGCAGGACGGACCGCCGATCAACCCCGATGTTGCCCCGTCGGGTTATTACTATGACGCGTCGCGGCACACGGTGGATCGCTTCTACGACCCGCCATTCCATGCGAAGGGCGAGGACTGTGCGCCGGACTCTGTGACGGGCCTGTTGAAGAGCCAGGGTTACGTGTGGTGTCGCCGGATCTACGACGGCGTCGAGTTCTTTCTGACGAAGGACAAGGACGGCAAGTCGGACGCCGACAAGTACTACATCAAGGCGTTCTCGATCGGGCTGAACATGGACATCCTGATTCGCTCGATCGATGTGTCGTGTGCGAAGTTCGAGGTAGTGCGGGCATGACAACTACGACACCGCTGGAGCTCACACCGGCGCAGCTGGAGAAGGTGGAGGCCGTCGTCGCACAGCGGGACGGCCTCCGCGCCGCGTTGGACGTGTCGGACACGGGGACGGGAAAGACACTGTGCGCGGTGGAGGCGATGAAGCGGCTCGACCCGGCGACGACGTTGATCGTGGGCCCGGCGAAGCCGCAGATCGTCAACTCTTGGAAGGAGACGTTCGCCCGGCAGGGCGTCGAGCTGCCGTTCAAGAGGGTCGATTCGAAGCACCTCGGTCATTTCGACGATCTCCGCTCCGGTATACCCGGTGTTTACTATGTCGGTAGGGAATACTTAGGTTTGTCCGACTACAATGCGAAGAACGTCGAGAAGGGTAAAACATCTCTTCTACCTTGGTCGAAGGCAAAGCCGGACTTCGTGGTGTACGACGAAGTGCAGTCGGCGTCGAACCGAAAATCCGGCAGAGCTAAGGCGATGTGGAGCCTCAGGAATGCGGGCTTCAAACTGGCGATGTCGGCCACTCCTCAAGGCAACCGCTTCGAGGGATTGTGGTCTATCTGTCGCTGGCTGTGGTGGAACGTCGAGGACCCGTCCCGAGTGCCATTGTCCCATGATAAACGAGATTGGCTGTACGTGGAGGGGTCATTCCATCGCTGGAAGGCGCGGTGGTGTATCGTCCAGAACAGTTGGATACATGATAGATACGGAAGACTGCAGGAGATCGAGACGATCGTCGCCGAGAAGGATCCGGGGTCTTTCCTCCGTTCTTTGCCGTGCGTGGTAGGTTTGCCGGCCGAGAGGAAGCCCGTGGACACCCGGATCGTCGAGTGCGAGTTGACGCATAAGCAGCGCGATATATATGACAAATTGCAATATGAGCTGATCTCCGAGGTGGAAGGCGGCTTGCTCGTGGCCTCGATCCCGCTGGTGAAGCTGCTACGTCTACGCCAGGTGACGTTGGGCGAGCCGTGCATGGTGTACGACCCCGAAACCGACATGGATTCGGTTACGTTCGACCCGGACTGCCCGTCCAGAAAGCTGGATATGCTGAACGCTTTGATCGAGAAGCACCACGCACACGACAAAGTGCTGGTGTTCACATCGAGCCAGCGCTTCGCCAACGCCGTTGCGCACAGGGTGTGTGCGAAGACGGCGCTGTACACGGGCGCTCAGACGGCGAAGGCGCGTAGTGAGGCGTTTGCAGGTTTCACGGAGGGGGGTGTGCAGGTTCTGCTGTGCACGATTGGCGCCGCCGCCGAGGGACTGGACGGCCTTCAGCGCGTGTGTCACGTCGAGGTGTGGTTGGACGAGGATCTGAACGGAATGCTGTGCGAACAGGCGAAGGGGCGCCTGAACCGCATGGGTCAGCCTGCCGAGCGGATCGTCCGGTATTACTTCCAGGCCCGGGACACGATGGATGACGGCACGTTCCAACGGCTCGCCGGACAGGCGCAGTCCAACAGGGCTACGCTGAACAAGTGACACAACTCACACCTCCTCGGCTTGCACAGCCGGGGCTGTGCCTGTACCGTTGAACCACAAGCCGACCCGAGAGAAAGGAACACATCATGACGATTTCGGAGTTCATCGACGACCTTGAGAAGGCTCGCGCCAAGTACGGTGATTTGAAGCTGTTCGTGGCTCGGGGCTACCGTCTGTACCCCGTGGAGTCGCTCGACCTGTTCGACTGTCGCGTGGGGTACAACGAGCATTATGACGAGTTCTTCGAGTCGAACAATGCCGGGTTCGGCGCTGAAGAAGCTGTCGTTCTCGGGTAATAAAGAAAGGAGGAATGAAATGGACGACTACATCGATGAGCAGTTGAAGGATGCGCCTGCGTTGTTCGATAACCTGGACGGGCAGTACGCCTTCGTCCCGGCTCTTAATAAATGGTTGAATGTCAACGGTGCAGAATATTGCATTGGGTTGGAGGCCATGCGCAACTTTATGGAAAGCAAGATGCTCTACTTCGCGCCCGTGCCGTTCATTCAACACGTGTGGGGGCAGCGCGACACACAACGCGCTGCGCTGGAACCGCACACCACGCTGAAATACAAGGACGGGCCGGTCATCCTGCACAACACCGGCGACATGCCGGCCGTTATCGAATGTAAGCACATCATCAACTTCGCGATCAATAAAGGGTGGGAGCTTCAACTGGTATGAGGAACGACGAACTACTGTCACTGTTCACGCCGCAGACCCGGAGGGACAAGCAAGTACGGGTGGGCGCATCGAACCTCTCCAACCCGTGTGCGCTGTGCCTGGCCGAAGACATCCTTCCGGGCATTAAGGATAAGAGCGGGGTCGAGTTGGTGCCGCGCGAGATGCGGGAGTCCAACTTCGTCATGGGGGCGAGGATAGGAACCGACATCCACCGCGGTCTGGAGTACTGGGCGAAGCGGCTCTTCCCCAAGTGGGAACTGGAGCAGCGCTTCGAGCTCGGGCTCTATGAGAACTACGGGCTGATCAGGTCTACGGCCGACGCCTACGACCCTGAGGACGGGACGATCGTCGACTACAAGACGACCACCCGCTCCAAGCTGAAGGCGTTGAGCGCGTTGTTCTCGATGCACGGCGACGTGCCGGACGTGACGGGCGACAGCGCCAAGGCCAAGTACATCGCCTACGTCGCACAGACCCACCTCTATGCGCTCGGGAAGGAGCGTCGCGACGGCGAGGGGACGGTGCACAAGATCAAGGTGGTGTTCATTCCGAGGGATGCTTCGCAGGTTTCAGACGTGGAGATTTTCACCCTTGACTACGACCGTGAAAAGGCCGAGCAGGTGTGGGATAGAGGGCAGCACATCATCGATGCCCTGTGCGACGGCTTCACAGACTTCCCATCGTATCCCGGTTGCTACCGTTGCAACGTGCTGGCTGTTAAGAAGGACAAATAACCAAGGGTGTGTGATATGAAAGAACAAGACGATATCCTGGAGTACGGTTACATATCAGGGCTTATCGATAGCCTTGAAGAGAGGAAGAAGGAACTCGCTGTAGCCATCAAGCAGAGGCTTCAAGTAGGCGAGTCCGGTGTAGCCGGACCGTATATAGTGACGCGAAGGGAGGTTCATCGTTTCGATATATCGAAGGCTGAAAAGGCTCTACCTGGAGATACGCTTCGACGTTGCTATGTTCAAAAGCTGGATCCGAAGAGAGTGAAAATGCTGACTTCGGCAGAGGAATACCTCCAGTGCCTTAAGAGCACCGAACAGCTTTACATCCGTCAAGAGAAAGGAGAGGACGAATGACAGATTTCGACATCGAATCATTCATCATCAAACCCGACGAACTCAGCAAACCTGAGCAGATCCTCGTCTACTCCGACTACGGCCAGGGGAAAACGACGTTCGCAGCCTCAGCGGCTAAGTTTGAGCCCACTTCGCCCGTGTTGTACCTCGACCTCGAAGGCAGCACGACAGGAGTCACTCGCGATGTTCCACCCGAGAACATCGATATCGTTCGCCCCAAGAACATGCCGATACCGGAGGGCATGACTAAGGAAGAAGGCTGGATCCACAATACGGACCGCATCCTCGTGGCGTTCCTCACAGGCGAGATGCCCCGTGAGTACAAGACGATCGTCATCGACCCGCTCAACGTCTACAATGACTGGTGTGCGGATCATTTCGAAGCCGTCGAGATGGCCAAGCAGAACCCCAACAAGTTCGCCATTTGGACTGAGGCCGCGAAGAAGACGACCGGCTCGAACGGGATCTTCCCGCTTCTGAAGGATGCCGGGGTTCTGTCCATCCTCGTCGTCCACCAGAAGACCGACGATAACGGGGTGGCCGACTTCGCTTGGCGCGGCTCCGGTTCGCGGGCTAAGGTTGGACAGACGCCCGACGTGGTGGTACATTTGTCCCTGGACACCGATCGGAAGACTGGCGAGTCGCATACGGAAGCGCAGATGTTCGCATCTCGGACGATCGGGGCGAAGAACCGCTTCAACCTTCCTCCGTTTGTGGAGGACCTGACCATCGAAAAGCTCTGGAAGCTTTGCGACAACCACTGAGAGAGGGGAACACCATGGTACGCAAACCCGCTTATAAGGCATTCAAACTCGACGACAAGGAACTCAAGTCCGCTCTAGGGGCCGACGGCCACTTCGGAGGCCGCGGCGGAGCCGTCAAGGTTCCGGCCCCCGGCGTCTACCGGGCGATCATCTGCGACGTGGAGAAAGGCGAATACAAGTCCGCGGCCAACGCAGGGCTGCCGCGCCTCGTCGTCGACCTGAAGATCATCGAGGGCCCGACCGATGACTATGACGGCGCTATCGTCAAGGACTTCAACGTCCCGCTCCAGCCGCATTGGAAGAACGGCAAGCTCAACTACAGCTTCCCGAACTTCTGGGAGGCCGTCGGAGCCTACGACCCCGACGAGGGGTTCCTGATCCCCGAGGATGAAACCGAATTGGTTGACCCTGACCAGACGGTTCTCGTCAAAATCGGGAACCGACATAACGACAGGGGCTACGTCAATGCCACGGTGGAGTCCTACTATGTGGACGACGGCAAGCGAGAACTGGAGCAGCTCGGGGAGCCGCTGAAACCCAAGGTGATTCAGGACGCACCCGCGGCTAGGGTCCAGCCTGCCAGGGATACGACGAGGAAGTTCAGCATCGGATAGAAGAGAGGAGTAAGGGAAGGCCCCGATGGGGCCTTCCCTGCTCTCTAGGCGAAGTTTAACCCCTGTTATATCGAGTGAAAGGACGTAAGAGATGGAAGCAATAGAGTTCCTTGGTTTGATCTACAAGGACATCGAGGGTTATGTCAACATCGTAACAATGGACCCCCTCGACGAGGAAGAGACTGTCAAAAGCAAGTTCATCGCATGGCCTGCTAAGCGCGACCTCGCGCAGCGCTACCTGTCCATTCGCGAAGATGAGAACACATACTGTTCGGTCGGCGTCTTCACGGGTAAGAGCCGTTCTGGCGACGACGAAGGCGCCATGTGCGGGGTCGTGTGGGCCGAGGCCGACACCTGCCCTCCGAGTGAGTTCGATGTCGAACCGACTTTGGTTGTGCGCACATCGAGGAACCGCACGCATTGCTGGTGGGTCCTCGACGAGCCTCACCCGCTAGCCGAGTGCTCCGAGGTGGCGCGGTCTATTTACCAGAAGCACCGCGACAAGGGCTGTGACAGCGGCTGGCAGGCGTCAAAGCTGCTCCGCGTGCCGGGCTCCGTCAACACGAAGTACGGAGCCGACTACCCTGTGAGCGTGGTTGAGAACACCGGCACCGTCTACACGTTGGACGAGATTAAGGTGGCCTATCCGGTTGTGCGCCTTGAAGAGGCGAAGAAAGTCGGCGAAGCACCCCCGATGTGCGACGACGAGCAGCTTCGCGTCATCGAAGACAAACTCAAAACGCAGTCGCTTCGCTCTATGTACCTCGACGAAATAGAGGATGGGCGCCAGAGCTGGTCCCAGACGGCCAAGAAATTCCAGATGGAGCTATTCCGGTCCACGTTCACCGACAATGAGGTGTACCAGCTGATGCTCCGCGCACACTGCAACAAGTACAACCCCGTCTACGCCGGTCGAAAGACCAAGGAAGGCCACGCTATTCCGAAACGCGACAACTGGGAGATGTGCACGTGGAAGGAGGTCGAGAAGTTCAGTAAGGAGTATAAGGACAGCTTCACGCACCTAGATGAGAATGGGATCGCCCTCGGTGACGAGAGCTTCGCCAACGTCATCCGGGAGTATCAGACAGGTGAGATACAACTTCTCACAGACGACGAGGTGGCGTTCATCGAGAGTGATGACAATCCGACGTTCATCAAAGACTACATTGACTACGGACGCACGGTGACTGACACCGCCGACGCCTACCACGCCGCTCTCGGGCTGGTGACGATGGCCACTACGATCGGCGCCTTCGGATCGATCAACACGACGGGCGACGATGAGCAGGGGCTTCGCTTCTGGCCGCTCATCCTCGGCCCCTCCGGTACTGCGCACAAGACCACGGCCGTCAACGGCGCTCAGACGGTCATCGACATGTGCGGCACTCTGATAGGGCGTGCCAACAGCATCAAAGTGGCGAGTGATTCCACTATCCAAGCTATGAAGCGTGACATCGCACCGTTCCACAACACGCCCACCTACATGGCGCTCGATGAGATTCAGGATAAGTTTCGGGACATCATGGATAACCGAGGTTCGTGGAATGGCTTCGACGCCGGCTTGTGCAAGCTGTTCAGCGGGGAAGTCGAGATGACCCGTCGTATCACGACTGAAGGTGTAGATCGTGCCAACGCACACCTCAACGTAATTCTTACTGGTATATACGATGAGTCGATCGACATTCTTGAGATGCGCAACTTCAAGAACGGATTCCTCACACGTTTCACGTGGGTGACGTACATCGAAGAAGACAACGAGGGTAAGGATGATGATAAGCCGAAGATCGCCGCCATGTTCAACAGTCGCCGTAAGTTCGGCAACAGCAAAGACCGCGATAGGAAAGCTCAGAAGCTCGCGCACACGTTGGCTAGCCGAGTTAACCAGCTGTGTCGCGTATGCTACAAGACCGACGACGTGCCCGACGTAGAGCAGAGGCTGCAGAGCCGGGACATCGATGTGAATCGCATCCTCCTCGACGTGGACGACGAGGCGCTCGACCGCTATGAGACGTGGTGTCTCAATGTTCAGCGCTTCGACATCGTCGAAGACAAGTCGTCGATCTTCGAATCCGCTTTCCGGCGCCTGTGCATCACCGTCCCTCAGGTCGCCGGGCTGTTCAGCCTCATGGACAGAGAGGACGGCGTCATCACCAAGACGCACATGCTGAATGCTATCTACTACGCCAATCACTGGGTGCGGTGCCTGCTTAAGGCGCTCAACGACGTGACGGCGAGCCACTACGTCAAGCAACAGGAGTCGGTCATGACGTTCATTCGCACACACTGCGACAAGGCGAACCACGCCATCCTGTGCACGAAAGTCCGGGACAAATTCCCCGAGTTGGACGAGTGGACGTACAAGAACATCATCTCTTCGCTGCGAGGAAGAGGTCTCATCTCCGGCCCGGTCGAGCTCGAATACATTCGAGGCAAGGGTAAGAACAAGAAGTCTAAGGGTTGGTTCTACACGATGGTGGTGGACGAATGAGAACCGTGCGATTCTATCTGGCATCCGGCGACATCGAGATGTTCAAGGAAGTGGCAGTGGCCGCCAGTCCGGAGCTCGGACCCCTCGACTACGAGCGGTCCGACACCGAGGAAGGCGCCGCGGTCTTCGACCTCGAACCGTGGGACGACTGCGGAATCGACATGGCAGTCCAGTGGTTCGCCGGTGTTGTGCGACGCTATCTACTGGACAACGGCGCGTGGTCGTCGCCGTTCGGCGGAGAATGGTCGAAGATCCTCTTCCTCGACATCGAATCCCACGGCGTCGAGAAGCGCTGGTCCATGCCACCGCGTGAGTTCTTCCGTCTCGGCCAGTACGCATGGGGCGAAGGCCCCGTCGTCTTGACTGAGGACTACGACGAAGTCATGGACGCTATTCGGAAAGCCGACGGCGTGGTGATCCACAACGGCCACAACTTCGACTTGTCCGTGCTGTTCGGCAAAGACAGCGACGAGCCGCTACGGATGACGATGGCCCGCAAGGTCATTGACACTATGGTGCTGGCAAATATCGCCTACCCTGCCCCATCCGTCTACCTGGACAGGACGGGACGCCGCGTCGTCACCGACCTCAACCCTTCGAATGTGCGCAGATGGCTGTCCCTCGATAACCTCGCATACCACCTGGGTCTGGAAGGTAAGGTCATGGATTTGAAGGACCTCGCCAAGCAGTTTAATCCCCCGGGGACGAAGGTCGCCGACCTCGACTTCGGCCTGATCCCGCTCGACGATCCGACGTTCCGCGAGTACTCCGAGCAGGATGTGGTGGTACTCCGGGGCATCTTCAAGGAGCTCCTGCTTCGTCATGAGGTCGACGAGTACGACTGGCGTGAACAGCTGAAGGCGGCCATCAACGCGCAGATGTCGAGGAACGGTTTCCTCATCGACGCCGACAAGGCATACGACAGGCTTTATGAGTTGGCGGACAGGAAAGAGAAGCTGCTTGACTACCTGCACAGGTCGGTGGGCATGCCGCTCGATTCGAAACAGCCATGGCGGACGAACGTCGGCAAGAAATGCGTCCTCGACGCACTCGCCGCGTTCGGCGTGGACGAGCTAACGCATCCCGAGTGGCCCCGCACACCGACCGGCGCTCTGCAGATGTCTGGCAGCGTCGTACAGGATCTCCTCAGAGGACACGGAAGCCACGCTGAGGCTTTCGGAAAGGTGCTGGGCGAACTACTGGGCCAGCGCTCACTTGCGCAGCTCACAATCGATTGTCTGCAGCCTGACGGCCGTGTGCACCCCGAGGTCGACGACCTTCAGCGGTCCGGGCGCTCGTCGACGACGAAGCCCGGCCTGACCGTGTGGACGGCTCGCGGCGACAACGCTGTGGAGAAGTCCTATTTCATCCCGGACCCTGGCTGCAAGCTGGTGTCGTTCGACTACTCGAATGCGGATGCTAGGATCGTCGCCGGCTACGCACAGGACCCCGCGTACCTGAAGAACTTCCTGCCCGGCGCCGATCCGCACGAGATTACGGGCCGTGCCGTCTGGGGCGACGACGAGTACGAGGCGCACATGCCTGACGATTGGGAGACGGACGGAGAGGCGCGTAAGCGCAACCCTTACCGGCAGAAGGCCAAGGCGCTTTCTCACGCTTGGAACTATGGCGGCGGGGCGAAGACGATTTCCAAGGCATCGGGTCAACCGCTCGACGTGGCGGAGCACTTCGTCGAGAAGATGGCGGAGGCCTACCCTTTGGTTGTGCGATGGCGTCAGGACTGTGCGGACCAGGGTGAGAGCGGTTACATCTACAACGCGTGGGGCCGGCGCATGAGCGTCAACGTCGAGCGGTCGTATACCCAGTCCTCGGCGCTCATGGGGCAGTCGGGGACGAGGGAGATCATGACCGACGCGCTCATCCGCATGCTGAACTGTGACCTTCGTCTCGTTCATTGGCTTCGCGCGCAAATCCACGATGAGTTGATTTTCTCGATCCCCGGATCGGAGCTAGACTGGGGGGTGCCGAAAATCGCCGAGCTGATGTCCACGACGTGGAACGGAGTGGAGTTTACAGCCGCACACGGACAGCCGGCGGATGACTGGGAGCACGCCTCCCACTGACGAAAGGAGAAACGTATGACGAAAGCAACGCTGTACACGAAGCCTGGCTGTGTCCAGTGCAAGATGACGAAGAAGGACTTGATGAAGAAGGGCGTACCCTTCGATGAGATCGATATCACAGAGGACCACGACGCTCTGTCATTCGTGTTGGGTCTCGGTTATAAGCAAGCGCCGGTCGTGGTGATTGGCCAGACGCATTGGAGCGGGTTCCGTCCGGACATGGTCAGGAAGTTCGTTTGATGAACACGATTGACAGACAGTATGAGGTTCTTCTCGCAGACGTTCTGAAGCACGGGGTGGAGAAGAAGGATCGCACAGGGGTGGGGACGCTGTCCGTCTTCGGACGGCAGATTCGATACGACCTGAATAACGGTTTTCCGCGTATAACGACGAAGTTCGTTCCCATGAAAGCTGTTAAGGGCGAACTGCTGTGGTTCCTGTCCGGAGACACCAATATCAAGTGGCTGAAGGGTAATGGTATATCCATTTGGGATGAGTGGGCCGATGCAGATGGCAACCTCGGGCCCGTGTACGGACACCAGTGGCGCTCTTGGCCTGCACCGGACGGAAAGGGTATCGACCAAATCTACGAGGTGGTCGAGAGCCTGAAGGCCGATCCGGATTCTCGCCGGCATATCGTGTCGGCGTGGAACGTAGGCGACTTAGACGCCATGGCTCTCGCACCGTGCCATGTTCTATTCCAGTTCTATGTAGCGGGTGGTAGGCTTTCATGTCAGTTGTACCAGCGTAGTGCCGATCTCTTCTTGGGTGTGCCCTTTAATATTGCTTCTTATTCCCTGTTAACGCACATGGTCGCACAGCAGACAGGCTATGACGTAGGCGAATTCATCTGGACATGCGGCGACTGCCACATATATAAGAACCACGTGGTGGCTGTGCGAGAACAGCTCGGGCGCAACCCCTACCCGTTTCCCGAGCTCAGCCTCAAGAAAGCACCATCTATATTCGAATACGAGATGAGCGACATTTATGCATCAGCTGGGTACAAACACCACCCCGCCATTAAGGCGCCAGTGGCTGTATAATCGAAGACCCATCGTAGAAAGGACGAGATTTTGAACGTTAACATCGATCCCATCTCCACTGTGGAAGAGTACGTGGAGCAGGCGGACTGGCGCGTCAACGCGAACGCGAACCAGGGCTACTCCGTCGGCGGCCTCATTCTCAACGCCGCCGGCAAGACGATCGCGAACTATTGGCTGTCGAAGGTGTACAGCGAAGAAGAAGGAGCCGCACACAGAAACGGCGACTACCATATCCACGACCTCGACATGCTCGCGGGCTATTGTGCGGGCTGGTCGCTCAGGAGGCTCTTGGAGGAAGGCTTCAACGGCATCGCCGGAGCCATCGCCTCCGATCCGCCGCGTCATTTCAGGTCGGCCTGCGGCCAGATCGTCAACTTCCTCGGCACGCTGCAGAACGAGTGGGCGGGGGCCCAGGCCTTCTCGTCCTTCGACACGTACATGGCGCCGTTCATCCGGCTCGACGGGTTGGACTATGCGGAGGTCAAGCAGTCGATGCAGGAGCTCATCTTCAACCTCAACGTGCCGTCGCGGTGGGGAAGCCAGTGCCCTTTCACCAACCTCACCTTCGACTGGACGTGCCCCGAGGATATCAAGGACAACCATCCGCTTATCGGAGGCGAACTGTGCGACTTCACGTACGGGGACCTCCAGGCCGAGATGGACACGATCAACCGCGCCTACATCGAGGTCATGATGGAAGGCGACGCCGACGGCCGCGTCTTCACCTTCCCTATCCCGACCTACAACATGACGAAGGACTTCGACTGGGAGTCGGACAACGCCCGCGCCCTGTTCGATATGACCGCGAAGTACGGCCTGCCCTACTTCCAGAACTTCATCAACTCCGAGCTCGACCCGGGCATGATCCGCTCGATGTGCTGCCGCCTCCAGCTCGACCTGCGCGAGCTCCTGAAGCGGGGCAACGGTTTGTTCGGCTCGGCCGAGCTCACGGGCTCCATAGGCGTCGTCACCGTGAACGCCGCAAGGCTCGGCTACATGTGGGCCGGAGACGAAGAAGCACTCTACGAGAGGCTCGACCACCTCATGGACCTCGCCTCGTCCACTCTTGAGAAGAAGAGGATCAAGATCGCCGAGCTCATGGAGCGAGGCCTCTTCCCCTACAGCAAGCGCTACCTCGGCGGGCTCGGAAACCACTTCTCCACGATCGGCGTAAACGGCGTCAACGAAGCCATTCGTAACTTCACGCACGATAAGGAAGACATCACCACCGAGTGGGGCCACGCATTCGCCAAGAGGCTCCTCGCACACATGAGAGAGCGCCTCGTGCAGTACCAGGAGAAGACTGGTAACCTCTACAACCTGGAGGCTACCCCCGCAGAGGGCACCACCTACAGGTTCGCCAAGGAGGACAGGAAGAGGTTCTCCAATATCATCCAAGCTGGAACCGACAAGAACCCTTACTACACGAACTCTTCTCAGCTTCCCGTGTCGCACACGCAGGACGCCTTCCAGGCACTGGAGGAGCAAGCCGATCTGCAGTCCATGTACACCGGGGGTACCGTCCTGCACCTGTACATGAACGAGAAGATCTCGTCCGGTGCTGTGTGCGCAAAGTTGGTCAAGAGGGCGCTCACCAACTTCCACCTTCCCTATATCACTATCACCCCCACGTTCTCGATCTGCCCCAACCATGGCTACCTCGCAGGGGAGCATTTTGTGTGCGAGAAGTGCGGCGAAGCCTGCGAGGTGTGGACGCGCGTCATGGGGTACTTCAGGCCTGTGCAGTCGTTCAACATCGGTAAGAAAGGCGAGTACGCGGAGAGGACGTGCTTCACGGAGAAGGAGAGTGTGAAGGCGTGAGCGATAGCCGCGACCTTCAAGTGGCCGGGCTGGTACCGCTATCGTCGGTGGACTGGCCCGGCCGGCTCGTAGCCACCGTGTTCTGCCAGGGGTGCCCGCTCAGGTGCCCGTACTGCCAGAACTCCGCCATCCTCGACAACCGTACACCAGGAGTCGTTGCGTGGAGCGAAGTCGAGAGTTTCCTCAAGAGAAGGAGGGGGCTGCTCGACGGCGTCGTCTTCACAGGTGGAGAGGCACTGCGCCAGGAGGCGGTCATCCCAGCCGCCGAGTCCGCCGCGGATCTCGGCTTCGGGGTCGGCGTCCACACGTCCGGGATTTTCCCTGACCGACTGGAGCGCATGATGCACGTCGTCGACTGGGTTGGGCTTGACGTGAAAGCACGACCCGAGGACTATAAGAAAGCCGCCGGTGTGCGAGGCGACAAAGTCTGGAAGACACTCGACCTCGTTCTGGAGTCAGGCGTCGACTACGAGGTGCGCACAACCGTCTACCCCGAGTCGCTCATCGACTACAACTTCGAGGACCTCGTCTCCCAGCTGAGGCTGGCTGGTGTGCGTACCTTCGCCCTGCAGGAGGCTCGCACAGAGGGCACGTCCGTCGCCTTCCAGTTGATAGCCGCATCGTGGGACAGGAAGCGCTGGGAGAAGCGCCGGCGCGAGCTCGTCGAATGCGTGCAGACTGCTGGCTTCGACCACTATATCCTCAGGCTCGCATAAGTGACGGAAGGCACAGTCGGACGGCTTGACGGGGTCGGCTCCTCCCGATACCATGGAGACATGGAGAAAGAAAGGAGCCGACCCCATGTCGAACACAACAACGAACCTCAACGAGACGCAACTCATTATCTTCGTCCTCTTCATCGGCGCCATTGCACACCTCGTAGCCTACCAGGTGTGGGCGACAAGAGGCGACCGAGGGATTGAGAACTACGATACGCGCATCAGGCCCTTCATGTGGACCGTCTGGGCATGGCCGTTCCACTACGGTGTGTTCGCCTGCCTGCTGATCGACTACCTGTGGGGTAACAAAGCGAAGGAAAGGAGATACTATGAATATATGGGTCGTTATTATGCTTCTGGCATGGGCGGTGGCTATAGCGCTGCTGGATTGGCAGCTCCGCAAATCGGCGAAGAAGCTGAACGAGGCGATACAGGAAGCGAGGCGCATTACTATTACCACCCGGCCTCCAGGTCATTCGTTGACGGCGGGTACTGGGGCTACGCACAGCAGTACCACGGACTCTGAGAGCAAGGACAGGAAATGACGATGCTGTTAGCCATCGATCCCTGCGGGGTCGGGGGGACGACCGGCATCATCCTCCTCGGCTATAGCGAGGAGGAGCCGGCTCGGCTCCTCAACTCGTGGAATCCCGGGACGGAGGAGACGTACGATTGGTTTTATAAGCGGATGTTCGACCGCATGGTGCAGCCTGACGTTGTGGTGTGCGAGAAGTATGTGAATCGAAACATCCTCGGAGCCGACATCAATCCGGTCCGCGTAGAGGGCGCCGTCCACGTCTTTGGCCGATTCCTCGGGAAGAAGGTCGTATGGCGCACACCGCAGCAGCGGTTGTTCGTCAAGGACGAGAACCTCCGCAAGCTCGGCCTCCTGTTCGAGAAGGTCGAGGACCACCACCACGACCGAAGAGAGGCAGCGAGACACGGTGTCTCATATCTGGTCGAGCGCGCACACCACAAACCCACGTACGAGAGAGGATGGAAATGATCAAAAAATGGAACACCGCACGGTGGATCAGGAAATACTGCTATGACAATGAAGCACTGCACGTCGAAGATTGCTTCGAACTAGCTGTGCGCTTAGGGAAGGCGGGTATCGGCCCCGTCTTCGAGTGGGATGCAGACGACCCCTTCTCATCCCACCCTTGGAACGGCCAGGGGAACGGATCGCACAGGTTCGTTGACGTGCTGTTCAACATAATCGGCCCGAGCTGGCTGTACACGCCGAACACAGACATCCACCGGTGGTGGAGACGCTATAAGGCAGGTGAGTAGGAAGAAGCCCCCGCGTTGTGCGGGGGCTTCTTCTATGCGCTTATGAGGCTTTCAGCCGAGCGCCACCCAGCTGACGTGGACGTTCGAGTCAACGGCCCACTTCCAGTTACAGGCGGTGGCAACACCGAACTGCTTCTTGTCCACCGGGAATGCGATGATACTGTGTGTGATGGCGTCCGTGACCTGGCACAGTAGCGAACGAGGGATACGGTCGAGCTCTTCAGGGAAGGGCACCGTGAACGACTTTATATTGTATAGCTCCCACCGTTGATATCCGGTCTCGAACACCCCGGCTGCTAGAACGGCCATCTGCGCGCTGAAGTAGGTGAACCCCGAACCGTCATGCTGGAGCTGGATACGGTCGTTCAGAATGTTGAAGACGATCGGCTCGTCAGCCGTGCCCTCCACGCCCTGACGCTTCAACTCATCCACCTTGTTCTGTGCGTCCCACCGCGTCTTCACAGGGTAGATGACCTGCTTGCGCAGCTTGCCGACGACATTGGACACAGAGGACGAGATCGTGTTGAACAAACCCTGCAGGGGCTTGACGGGGTCCGTGCCCTCGATGTGCGCGATCCCATTGCTGTCCGTTGTAGCCATGTTTCCTCTCCTTACGTATTAGGCTGATTGGACTCCATTATCAGTATAGTGCCGTTGAAATAGTTGTACTCATCCTTTTCCGGGTTGTGGGTCAACCTGTTCTCCCCGATAAGGCGGAAGACCACCTGTGTGACGCGCGGCACCGTCAGGTTGTAGAACGCATAAAGGTCGTAGTACCCCGTGTTTATCTCACCGTTGAACATCCCGGGCATCTGAGAAACGTAGTAATCTTCGTACTTCGTCTGCGTTCCGCCCGGTGGTGTCCAAGCGGTTTGGAGCACCAACTGCATCTTCGACCGGAATGCATCCGATGCGCCCTTATTCACATAACGACCACTGCCGAAAAAGAGGAAATTCAAATAACCCCTACCATTTTCTGGGTAGTTCAGTATGCTCTCAGCCATCATTACATTATCGGAATTGGGGCCAAGCATGTGCAAGTCGCCTGTAAGAGAGCGGAACGACAGCTTGTTGTTAGTGTTGTCCAGATTCGACATCAGTCCGTTTAGGGAGTTGCGCACACCCCCGATCCCCATGTTGTTGAGACCGGCGTTGATGTTCGAAATCTCGTCTTGCACCCACGCACCCCATGTGTCGCCGGCGCCGAGGTTCTTGTTGGGTATCATTCCGGCTTGTACTCCTTGTGCGGTTGGTTGAACTGTAAAACGTTGTAGATCGTCTTCGGAATCTTCGCCTCGTAGTCGGCCAACGAAACACCCGTATCGATGATGTTGGAGAACTCGTCGCAGGTGGTCCGCGACGTGGCTGTTACCGTGATTTCTTGATTGTTCATGTCAACGTGCGTCGTCATGAACCGGTCCCCGCCGTAGTCGAAAGCCGACCCCGACGTGAGGAATAAGTCGTTGCCCGCCGCGCTGGCCGTGCGGCTCTCCAGGTTGGGCGATGTGAGTGTGATCGTCGGGATCGACCCCGACTTCTCCCACACCGCTCTGAGGCTGTTGTCTATCGCCAGAGACGGAGTGTTGATCAACGGATTGTTGATCTGCTCCTCGTCGCTTCCCAGTGTCGACGACCCGGTGTGCGTAGCGTACGTATCCTCCGGTCCCATCACCAATCCGGTTCCTCGAAAACGTAGCGAGTTGTAGTAGTTGGACGGCCCCGAGGAGGCGGCAATGCGGAATGGCGAGTAGTCGGATGTCACCATGCCGCGCACCGTAACGATGATCTGGTTGTGATTCTTTGGGTCGAGACGCACAGACAAGCTGCCGCCTTGCCCCAGCCACTGGGACGCCGTGATCGGGAGCCCGTCGTTGCCGGCAACGCAGTAGGCTGTATACTCCAACCCGGACGTGTCCTTCGCCGGGATGTAGTCTTTGCACTGCGTCACCCACGGCGTCATGGCTTCGATCACATAGGCGTCGAGCGTAATCGTCTGTTCCACGGTCTTCCGGGCGTCCACTTGGATGATCGTGTCCCTCGATTCCTTGCTCAACGGCAAGTACTCGTTGTAAGCATAACGCATAGGCCTATAAGTTGTCTTCACAGTCTTAGTGGACTGTGCGAGGTCCACGCTGTAGCTCATGCCCGTCACGTTGTTCATGTGTTCCTTCAGGAAGTTGTTGTCGCGAAGGAACAGCAGGTTCGAGTTCTGGCGGAGCATGTAGACGTTGTGTACGGCGCACAAAGTATTCAAGTAATCCCATACGTTGAACGATCCACCAGGAGCCATAATAATCGGGTTGTATTGGTCGGCCTTGATGAAGCCGTCCACATACACCTTGTCATAGTCGCACAGCTTGAACAGTTCGACGACCACGTTACGGAAGTTATTGTACTGGGTGGGGACGACTTTTATCTGCTTGAGCTTGTAGCACAGGTCGTCGACGGTCACGGTGTTCGTCGAGTAGTTGGATGTGAATGTTCGCACGTCCCCGCGGAACTCGTAGACGCTCGAAACGGGGTGCTTGTTGGTCCACGTCGTCGACACGTCCGCCGGCTTGAAGAACCGGTCCGTCATCGTCATCACCGGGTAGCCTTTGGTGCCGCCAGGTACGCTGTACGGCATGCGATCCCACTGCGCGGAGAACGACTCCAGCGAACGGTCCGTCCTGTATTCGAAAGGCTCGGGTGCGATGCTCACAGCAGCACCTTCTCAACGAACGTCGCCGTCACGGCTACCTCGTAGCCGTCGATCGCCGCGCTGTACTCCTGTATCGAGTATGGCTCTTTCTGCTGGAGCGCGCCGTACCCCATGCCGGGGAGGAACGGTCCGTAGTTGTTCGGCACGTCGTTGATCGTCTTCACCTGCGTTTCGGGGTAGGCTCGCACACAGATACTCGAAATACGGGAGCTCGCCCACATCTGGAGCTCGCCCCACGGGTTGCTGGTGTTGTTCGTCGGGATCATCGTCGTGACGTAGCGGCCGTCGAACTCGCTTACCGCCGTCACCGCCGTGTCGTTTATCTGGATCGTCCCGTCCCCCCGGCACCCCGCCCACAGCTTGTAGCCCTCCGGCCAGTGGATCTTCTGTCCGATCTGCCAGATCCACGCCGGGTTCCACGACCACGCAGGGGCACCGTTGTAGGCGCCCGGCGTGGCGACATGCGGGATGTCATCAGTGAAAACCGTGGCGTTCGGTATGTAGTGCGACATGAACCCCGGCAGAAGGTTCGTCTTCATAGCCAGCGGGTCCACGTAGTAGAGCAACTCATTCGTGGACAGCAGGTACAGCAGGGCTGCGTGCTCGGCCACCGTGTTGGCCGCCCAGGTGAGCGTGAACTCCCTGTGCGTCAACGCAGACCTCTTGGCGAAGCCGTCGCCCCTCAGCGTCGTAGCGCTGTAGTTGAAACCTGTACTGTTGCTCTGGAAGTTCGCCACAGGGGCGTCTATCCAACGCATGTCGTTCAGTGTGCCGAACCACACTTTGGGTCGTTTAGGCATTCCTATGCTCCTCTCCTCGATGCCATGGCGTTAGAGCCGTTGACCATCCCCACTATAGCATTGCCGTCTATCATCGTCGGTTTGTTGACCGCGCTCACAAGGATGTGCCGGTCCGTACCGGACAGCTCGACGAGAATCGGGCCCCCACCGAACCCGCCGCCTGCACCATTGGACGACGCAGCCGAAGCCCCAGAGGCAGCGGCGCGGCCAGAGTTGACGGCCTCCAGGAAGCCATAGCCGACAGTCTGCGCAGCCTGCCTGTTGATGACGAACTCACCGGGCGTCAACATGGCCGGCACGGTGTCCGTGGACTGCTTACCGCCGCTGTACGAGGACCCGCCGACCTTGCCGCCCGTGGAGAACCCCCACGCCTGGTTGAAGCCGAACATGAACTGCCCGACGGAGAGGCTTCGGAGATCTCGCACACGATTACATAGGTTGATGGCGTCGGTTGCAGCCTGGTTGAACGAGAACCCTGCCTGCTGTGCGCTGCTGATGATGTTGCTGAACGCCCCGTAGCCGGCCTCGCGGATGCCGTTGATCGCATAGGACATCCAACCGGCCTTGTTGCCTGCTACGTCCATCGAGTAGGCGGAGCCGTGGGCCTGGTTCCCCATGTTGCCCAGCCCGTGTGCGGCGGTGTTGGCTGAGCCGGCGGCCTTCCACATCTCGGCGCCGATGTTGCCCGTTATCTGCCCGAGCTGCTGGAACGTAACAGCCGCCTGCTCTGCAGCGCCTCCGACGCCGCCACCCCCGAGGGCTCCGCCGAGACCGGCCGCATCTCCGCCGGTGTTATTCAACGAATTGCCGAGCTTATCCGCAGCATCCCTGTTGTCATCCATGGAATGCTGCGACTTGCGGTTCTTCGCCTCCAAGTCGGAGAGGGCCCGCAGCGCCGGGTCTGCGTTCACGCCCACCGTGAAGTTCCGCGGGACCCCGTTGATCACCTTAGACAGGTCCGTGAACGTAGCCGCATAGCGCTCGGTCTCCGCACGGGAGTAACCCATCGAGGTCATGTTGTTGATGAACTCCGCACGCAGGGCAGAGGCGTATGCCAGCACCTGCTGTTGGCTGGCGCCCGTGTTGGCATATGCCAGCACCTGTTTCTGATATGCCTCGACGAGGGACAGCACGTTGCCGCGCTGTTCCCTGGCGGCGTCCGAGAAGCCCGCCAGATCGCGCCGCGCCTTCTGCTGTGCGTCCGAGAGCTTCTGCATCGCCTCATACAGCTTCTGGTAGTTGCCGGCCTGATCGCCCTCGGCGTTCTTCCGATCCGTGCGGTTTTTCTGCTGTGCGACGGCGTTCTTCTGCAGCTCGGCGCGGATGTCGTCGGCTCGCAGCGTGTCACCGTAGTCGACGGCCACCTTCAGTTGGAAGGTGAGCTTGTTGCGGTCCGACTGCAGCTTCGACAGCTCGGCGTCCAGTTCGGCGATCTTGTTGCGCGTTTCCTCGATCGACTTGTTGGCGTCGCCGATCTCCTTGTTCGCCGACTGCGCGTCCTTCGCCGCGTTCTCGAAATACGACTTGATCGTCTTGAACGACTTCGCTGTCTCGTCCAGCGACTTCGGGAACTCCCACCGGAAGTTGAAGGCCGCGTTCGCCACGGAGGACAGCTCGCTGATGTAGTCGGTGAAGGTCTTGATTTCCTTCGCCGCCTCCTTGATCTTCTTGCCCGCCTTCTTCGCACGGTCTCCGAGCTTCCTCGTCCTGTGTCTAGCTTTCTTGGCGTGCTTGGCAGCGTTCCTGGCGCCCCTCGCGAAGCCCTGGTCGAGTGCCTTGCCGAGGTCCTTGATGGACGGCAGAGCGGCGGTGGAGGATTTCCCGAGGCCCTGCAGCGAAGCAGAGGCCTCCTTCGAGAAGTCTTTTCCGGTGGCGATGCTAGCGGCGATCATTCCGATCGCGTTGCCCGCCTTCTGTGCGAGCACAGCGGCCTTCGAAATCTGGTTCGCCGACTGCGTCGCCTTATTGGCGACGGCGTGCAGACGTTGTTCGACCCTCTCCAGCACCTGCACGGAACCGACGCCGTGGCTGCGCAGCAGTTGCATAATCTGCTGGATGTAGGCGTTCATCACTTCGGCGTCCCCGCCGGACGCCTCTGCGGCTTGACGCACAACAGCATAGAGCGCCTTCAGATTGGACCTGCCGGCCTCGGAGAATTCGTCGAAGTTCATGCCGTTCTTGTACAGGCTCTCACCCAGGTTGGCCACGGCGTCTTCGAGGTTGACGAACGCCTCGTCCCCGGACAGCGCAGAATCGACAACCTTCTTGAGCTCCTTGGCCGCTTTGTCGGCCTTCTCGCCCATGTTGTCCATCTCGTCCGCCGCGTCGGCCGTGTCACCCTTCAAGCCCTTCATGGTCTGCGCCGCCAGATCGGACTCGTTGCGCACACCGTCGAAGGTCTGGTGTGCGTTGTCGTCGATCTTCTTCAGCGTGTCGAGGATCTTCTCGCCGTCGAACCAGGAGATCTTGCCGGAGGCCACCATTTCCTGGATCTTGTTCTTGAACGAATCAATGTACTGGCTGGACTTCTGGGTGCTGCGTTCGATGTCGTCGGCTATAGAACCGAAGCCGTTCTGACGGTAGAGCTCAGCGAGTTTCTTCTGCGAATCCGTCATCTCCGAGTTGCCCTGCGTGACGAGCTTCGAATATTCCTGCACGGAGAAGCCCATCTGACGCAGCGTGGCCAGCTGCTCGTCGCCGAACTGCTTGAAGCCCGTGTTACCGGCGATCTGCTCGGCCATCTTCTTCAGCGAGTTCTCGCCGATAGCGTACGTCTGCTTCGATATCTCGTCAGTCGACTGGCCGGTCTTCTGCGCGAGGAGCTCCTGTGCCTGTGCGAGGGCCTTCGTCTGAGCGTTAGCGTCTGATGTGGAGAACAACTGCGAGGACATAGATTCGCCGGCCTTGTTAGTGGCTTTCGCGAACACATAGGCTGCGCTGCCACCCTCCTCGAAGGCCTTCGTGTCCTGCATCACGGACTGTGCGAGGTCGGCCTGGGCTTGTTGGAGCGCCTTGGCCTCTGCTCTGGCGGCCTCGGAGCGCTTCGTCCAGGACTCCGTGACCTTCGCCAGCCCTGTGAAGAACAAGGAGATGCCCGCACCCCCGGCGAGGCCTTTGAGGGCGCCCATGAGCCCCGAGGTGGCTTTCTCCGCGGTGCCCATCGCGCCGGCGGCTTGCCCAGCTCCGCCCGCTGCAGCCCCGGCTGCGGACTGCGAGGCCGCCGCCTGGCCCGCCGCCCTCTGGGATGCGGCAGCACCCCGAGCGGCGCCGGCGTTCTTGTAGAGAGCACCAGTCTGCTCGTTGACGGAGACCGTCGATAGCTTGTAGAGCTTAACCGTCTCAGCGAGAGCGGACAGGAGGGATCGGATGGACGTGATGGGGTGCTGCATCGCGATTCCCATCGACCTCTGCGCGGTTGTCAACGCGTAGGCCCCGCCGAGGACGAGGGCCTGCTTGGCGTAGTACCCGGCCATAATCCCGCCAGCCGTCAGGAAGGCGCCGGCGAGCTTGGCCACCCACTGGGCGGCGGGGTTCTGCACGAGGTTCGTCAGGACCGTGACGAGACCCGTAAGGGATCCGAGCATGTCTCCGATCCCCGAATTCGAGGATCTACCGATCTCAGCCTTCAGGTTCGCCCACGAGTTCTTCAGCATCTCCAGCTTGCCTGCCGTAGTGGAGGCGATCTGCTGGTACTGGTCATTGAGCGTCTTCGAGTCGTTGTAGCCGGCCTCGGCGTCCTTCATCGTCTGTTCGAGCGTCTTGTGCGCCTCGGCGAGGCGGAGAATCGTCGGCACATCGCGGGACGCCTTGATACCCAGGTCTTTGAGCACACCGATGGCGCCCTGGCCCTGGTTCTTGAGCCCGGCGATGAACTTGACGAAGATGTCGCTGAACTTCGAGGTGCCCCACGCGGACTGAACTTCCTGTGCGGAGACGCCTGCCACGCGGGCGAACAGGTTGAGCTCGTCACCGCCGCCCCTGATGGCTTTCTGCATCTGGGTGAACATGCGGGTGATGACGCCTCGGGAGAGCTCGGGTGCGACGCCGATGGAGGCGAGGGCACCGGACAGGCCTACCACCTGGTATTCGGTCATACCGGCGAACTTGCCCATAGCAGAGATCTGCGTCGAGGTGTTGGCGATCTGGGATTCCGTCGCAGCCGAGTTGACGCCGACCTTCAGGATCGATGAGGCGATGTTGTCGAAGTTCTGGCCCGTCGTGCCCATGATCGTCTGGAACCGCGCGATCGTCTCGCCCGACTTGTCAAGCGAGAGATCAGTGGTGGCCGACAGCTTCGCGACCGTCTCGGTGAAGTCCGTAATGGATTCCTTGGCGACGCCCAGCTGGCCCCCGAGGGCGGCGATGTTCGACAAGTCTTTGAAGTTAGTCGTCGTGACGGAGGCGGCCATCTGCTCAAGTTTGCCGCGTAGTTCGTCGGCGGATTTCCCAGCGATGTCATTGGTTCTCTTCACCTGTGCGAAGGCCGACTCGTAATCCATCGACTCTTTGACGACGGTGGTGAACGCTCCGATCGTTGCCTTCGAGATGTTCTGCATAACGGCAGCCACGTCGTAGAGGGCGTAGCGCATATTGGATATGCGCGACTTCGCCTCTTCCGCGGCCCGGCCAGCCCTGTCGAAGCCCTCCCCGGCTTCTCTGCCGCCGCGGCCGGCGCCGTCCAGGCCTTTGCCGATGTCGGCGCCGACGACCTTACCCTTGATATTGTCGAGGGCTTGTGCGATAGTGTTGATGGATTCCGCAGCCTCGTGGAGTTCAGACGTACCCTGTACGTTGAACTCGATAGTCTGCTTAATATCAGGCATCACTCACTCCTGTTGTAGTAGTCCATCCTCGTGGGCAGGTCTCGCTCCGCGTAGTCAGGCATGTACGGTATCATCACAGTGTCCTTGCCCCACTTCTGCTTGTCCTCATAAGGAGGCGGATCGGTGGCGCGATGTGTGCTGACCCAATCATGCATCATCCTTGCTTTAGTAGCATAGCATGTTCTATCTTCTGCGCGCCATGCTATATCAGGGTCATTCGAATGGCACAGCCAGATAGGATTACCACACTTCTGACACGTCTCGTCCTTAACCGTCTTATAAGCCAACACAAGCTTATAGTCCAGTTCCGTCCAATGCCCGAAAGGGTCGGGCTGGTTATAGATGACGGCGGTGGGCCTCATATGCAGGTCCACCGCCGTCCTAACCATCGATAGAGCGCCGCTCCCCCCTTTGTCTTGGAGGGCGTCTATCAGAAATCCACCGTCACCGCATTGTCGTAGTCGGCGGAAGCCCCGAGAAGGTTCATCGCCGCCACAAGCAGACCCAAATACTGCTCGCCGGGTAGCGCGTTCAGGATCTTACGGATCTCCTCTGAGTTGAACTTCCGCTCATCAACGTTGCCTTCGGCATCCTCGATTTTGTACAGCGTCTTCGACAGAAGCGCCAGATAAGCTTCCGACACGCGCTTCGTCTTGTTCTTCGTCTTGTCCGCGCTTTCGATGCCGATCATTAGCTCTTCGCGCACATCGGCTGTCACCGACTGGAGGTGAAACGTCAGCTTAGAGGCGTCTCGCCTCTTCACCGCTTCCTTGATAACGTCGGCGTCAGCCTGCTCTTTGATGAGTCGCTCGACGTCCTGCACAGCCTCGGCGTCCAGGTACACGACCTTCTCAGCCTTCGGCGCCTTGGATCGAGACAGCACCTCGAAAATGTCCATAGTTGAAATCCTCTCTGTTAGGCGTTAGGGTAACGTCATAAACAAGAATAGCACAGGGCGGAGAGGAGACGCCCTGTGCTATTCGCTGGGGTGTGCGCTATGCCACAGTCACCTTAACCGTCACATTCGCACAAGCGGGGTGGCTGACGATGACATCCGCGCTTCCTGACTTCAGGCCGGTCACCACGCCGAGCGGGCTGACCGAAACCGTAGAGGTGTCCTTCGACAGGTAGGAGCACACGGAGCGGGCAACATGGCCGTGGATCTTCGGCAGAATCGGACGATGCTCGTTGAGGGACACCGTCAGCGCCTCCGTATCGGTGATCGCCGTCGTGTTGTCCTTGAAGAGGCCGTTGACTGCCAACTGGCCCTGCTGCAGGAACGACACCGTGTAACGAGTCGGGTTGTCGCCCTCCAGCGTGTTCTTGTAGGTGGACTCGATCATGAGGAACGCACAGTACCACTGGCCTGCAGCGATGGGCTCGCGGCCCTTCAGGACACCGCGCACAACCAAAACAAGGTCGACGCGGGTCTTCTTGAACATATTCCACGCCTTGGCGTAGATCGAGTTCGCGTCGTCCGGGTTCGTCGGGTAGTACATCGTGAGGGATCCCTCGTACTGCGCGGCACCACGGGAAGAAGAACCTGCGGCGTCGAGCAGAGATAGGGACGACTGCTCCTTAGACGCCTTGGCAGCAGGGATCGTCGTGTCATCCCAGTTGATCGCGTCGCCGATAGCAACAGCGGAGTTCATTTCCTCCACAGTGATAGCGTTGATGTCCTTAACAGACGCCTTGGGGAGGACCCAGACGTTGACGTGTTCGTTGGAGAGTACTTTCTTATCCATTATGCGGCCACCTTCTCGTTGAGGACGAACGCGCCGTTCTGAAGAAAGTTCGGCTCGTACTTGATGAATCCGTTCGACTCATACCCGTCGACGGGGTAGTCGGTCTGGAAGCGGTAGATGCTGAACACATCGCCGACTTCGAACGGCTTGTTGGGGCGCTTTCCGATACGCTCCACGATGAACAGCGTGATGTCCGGCTTCATCGTGATGTCGCGGATCATGTTGAACACGCCCTGGTCGTCCACGTTCTCATCCCTGAGCGCGGTGAACTTGCCCTCGTACTTAGCGAGGGTCGGATTCTCCACTTCGGATATGTCGCAGATCGTTCGAGTATTGTCCGTGTCGGGGTCGGTTTCGCCGAGCGAATACCCGTCCAGAATCGCACACGACACATTGAACACCAGGTTGCGCGGGTTGTCGGTCGCACTGAACTGTGCGTTGAGTTCCGCCGCCGTAGGATGCTGCCAGTCAGCGAATGCCTCAGGAGCGGCGAAGAGAATAGTCACGTTGCCGCGAAGCATACGAACTTCGTTAGCCACTGTGCTTCCCCCTTTTCTCGTTGTCGTTGTCAATGAAACAGTCGCTACAAGGCTCTTCCTCGGTTATCGGCACCAACGTCCCGAAGAACTGAGCGAAGTCATCCGGGTACGTTCCGACGTCCCCGGTGTTCATGTCTTTGTAGAGGCCCATATACACCATCCTATCAAATACGGTTTTTGAGGTTCGTGATAAAGGAACAGTAGAGCTCGTAGCCGCACTGCACCACTTTGTGGTTGGTTCCAGCGTAGTTCAACCCCTGGCCGCCGTGGACCGTGATCCCACCGCTGTTGTCCGGCTCGAAACCCACGAGCCCCCACAGAATGCGCTCGCCGATCTCGCGGGCATGCTGTGCGGTGAGGGCCCGCACATGGCACAGGAAGAACACCCGGTAGCCGTCGTTGAGCTGGGAGACGATGCTCGTCGCCTGGCTGATGTGCCCGGGCGTGCCGAACACGACGGCGATATACGGCATCTTCTGGCCTTCGTCGAAGTCCGGCAGCGCCACTTCCTCGACAACCCGCTGGGGCGGAACCTCGGAGAGCTCGCGGATCTTCGCCATAATGTCGTCGATGTACCTGGCCATGCGCCTCTACCTTCCCCACTTCCATATGCGACGAGTCTCCGTGTAGACCTCTTTGCGGGTCTTCTCGTCGAGCTTCACCTGCTTCGCAACCTTGTCCAGGGCCTTCATGCCCCACACTCTATCATCGCCGTACTCCTGGCCGAGGATGTAGTCGTGGTCCCAGCCTCCGTCGAACTTGTTGGATCCCTCGATCCAGCCGTACTCGACCGTCACGTTGTCCGGTACGACGACGCTCACGCTGTCGTGCATGTGGCTCGTCCAGATACGGCCGATCTTACCTGGTACAAGCGCGGACGGGGTCTTCTCAATCGTATCCTGCAGAGCCGGCGGGATCTCTTCGGAGATCTTGTCGATGACGTTGGCGAACAGGTCGTACTCTCTGAAGTCCGCGATGCGCTTAGCGTACTTCGTGAACTTGTTAGCGCCGATCTTTGTGCGGATCTTCATACCTACACCTCAGCCTTGTTCATCGGGGTGTTGCAGATGATCGTCCGCTCGAACGACTGAGATGCATCGATCACAGCCGCCACAGTCATCAGGTACCCGGCCATGTGCGGGGTGTCCTGCGTCTTCACTACTTTGATGCGTGCAGCCATCGGAATGTTAAGCGACATCGTCGAACGGGGCAGTTGCACGCGCACACGGTTAGTCGTCTGAGGCGCTATCTGGTCGTTCGCTACCTCAGGTTGGCGTATCGGCTGTATACGCGCTTTCCCAGAATATACGACTGCGCCATAATCATAGCTGTCAGTCTTAGCGTCGTATTTGATGTTCTTGCCGTCATAAATCGTCACCTCATCGACCATATAGCGCTCGACGCGTTTAGCCGCCATCGCCAGGCGGCCCTCAGAGATACCGGCCAAGGAACTCCCTCGCTCTCTCAAACACGTCATCGCCCCTCATCGGGACGAGGACGAGCCCCTCGCCGTTCTCCAGCGCATCCCCCTGTGCGTCGTATTTATCAGCCAGGGCGAGTAGCGCCTCGATGTTCTTGTCCCCACCGGACAGCGTGAAGTCGTCCGCCTTAACATTCTCGACCCCGCCCTCCGAGACGAGCTTCGCCGCGTAAGCTCGAAGAGCGGCGGCCGCAGCCTTGAACACATTCGTGTACAGTGCGCACAGCCGTTCGAGCAGCTTGGGGTCCAGGTCGATGCCGGGCAGGAACAGCTTCAGCTCGTCCACGGTTATCTTCGGCTTGTCGGGCACCGCAGCTCCTTTCCACTGCAGGAAACCCCGCCCCTTGTGAGGGCGGGGTTTCCATCCTTGTCGGGTATCGTTATCAGGCGCCCGCACCGCTGGAGGCCAGGGTTCCCTCCGGTGCGATGAAAGCGGACTTGACGAGGTGGCGGATCTTCGTCCTGTAAGCGTCGTTCTCGAACGAGCCCTCCAGTTCGGAGCTGTTCGTGGTCTTCTCGACGAAGATCTTCGGCCCGGTCTCGCCCTCCAGGAACACGTTGACGATGTTCTTGCGGGGCATCGTGCCCTTCGGGGGCAGGAGGAACCAGCACTTGTCGGCGTAGTCGCCGGCGATGAGCGCGAGCTCGGGGACCTCGTAGACGTTCGCGACCTTCCCGGACACCGTGTTGCCCATCACCTGGGTCTCCGTGCCGTTCTGGCGGCGGATCTCGACGACCTTCATGATCTGCTCAGCGCGGCTCGCCAGGGCCGGAGGCACGATCAGGTTGAACTTCGTCGGCATGATGATCCGCTTGCCGTTGTACTTGGTGACGGCCAGCTGTGCGAACGCCTTCTCCAACGCCTCGATGCTCAGCTCGGGGTTGCCGGCCAGGACGTTCTTGTTCGCCGCCTTGAAGTTGGTCGTGTTGAGGCCCGTCGGCTGGACGAGCTGCAGGGCCGCCTCGATGGACTCCTGGTTGGCGGCGCGACGGCCGAGTTCCTTCGTGATCCGGGGGATCAGGTTCCAGTCGGCGCCATAGCGCTTCAGGGTCTCCCAGGAGAGCGGGATCTGGACGCCGGCCTTGGCGAGCTTCAGCTTGAACTGCTCCGCCTTCAGGCCGAGGATCGGGTACTCGCCGAGCTCGCCGACTGCGGGAAGCCCCTGTGCGACGTAGCCCTTTCCGTCCTTTCGGACCGGAACGTTGTCGTCGGTGAAGTCGAAGCTGAAGTAGGGCACGGTCTCGAAATCGGGGGTTTCGAGGGTGTCGGCCCACTCGCGCCAGTTCGACGGAACCTGCTCGTACTCGCCCTGCATGATCTTGTTCATGGTGGGGCCGAGGTTGACCGGCAGGTCCGACGTGGTGATGGCCTCGCTCAGGTCCTTGCGGGCCGAGTTGCGCACACGGATGTCGTCCGCGTGGAGAGCCCTGTGCAGAAGGATACCCGCTTTGTAGGCTTCCCTCTTGTTGATCGCCATGTAGATATCCTCCTTAGAGCCAAGCCTGGGTGAGCTTGACGGCGTACTTGGTCGATGCGCTCGACAGCGGGTTGAGCACGAAACCGACGACAATCTTGCCCTTCGGGTCGGCTGCGATTTCGGGCTTGGCCGCCTTACCAGATTCGGTGGCGCCGTCGATAGTCACGATGTCCCCGACCTTAACGGAGCCATCCAGACCGAGGTGTGCGATGCCCTCGAAAGCGAGCGTAGAATAGAAGTTGTTGTCCTCCTTGGGCGTGGCGGAGGTGAGGGCGACAGCCCCGATCTTGCCGACGGCGACGACGTCGCCCGACTTGACGGCGGCGTCAACCTGGACTTCGTAGGTGTCCCCGCCCTTGACGTGATTCTGTGCCATGCGGTAGTCTCCTTACCAGGTCAGCTTGGCGAATTCTGCTTCGAAGTCGTCGGCGCTCTTGCCGGAGGGCACGTGCTCGGGGGCGAAGCCGCCCGACAGGCTCTCCCTGATGGACTCGACGAGCTTGGTCTCGCGGTCGAGGATCGTCTTGGCGTCATAGCCGCGAGCGATGGCTTCGGCTACCCGCACACGGGAAACCTCGGGAAGGTCGGAGTCGGCGAGAGCAAGGATGGCCTCCTTAGCCTTCTTAGCCTTGTCCTCTTCTTCCTCCTCGGCCTTCTTGGCGTCCTCTTCTTCATCCTTGGCCTTCTTCTTGGCCTTATCGGCGAGGGCTTCGACGAGAGCGGAGAGTTTAGTGTCCAGGGCCTCCAGGGCCTCCTTGAACTCAGTGTCCATTCTCTTCCTTTCGGACTTGTGTTTGTTGCTACCGTCCATAATAGCATTTCCGTTTTTGAACGATTCCAGAGCCTCGACGAGGCGGCCGCCGGCACCCGGAACTGTGACGAAGTCCACGGAATTAACGGGCGACGGTATGAACGACTCTATCACAGGCGGCGTGGGCTCATCCACCGTCACAAGGTCGCCGTCCTGCACCAGCGTCGCGCCGCAATGAATCGACACACCGATGATATCCGACACTTGCTCGATGAAGGGCGCCCACTGCTCCACCACTTCGATCGTCGCGTACATGCCCGGCTTAGGTGCGTCCTGCCAATGAGGCGTCTCGGCGATCACAGCCGCCAGCTTCGTCAACGTCCCCTCGGGGCGCTCGTATGCCTCACCCTCGGTGGCGTGATCGATGTACATGTGTGTCCCGACGGGGAACGCCTCAGCAAAGCTGCCCTGCAGAGCCTCCTTCGTATAGACGCCGGTCGAGCCCGGGCCCTCGGTTATGAGTCGCACAAGCCACTTGCGTGTACCCTTGACTGGTTTTAGGACGCTGGTGTTCGTGCTCTCACTGATTTTCATCTTCATCTTCGGTATCTCCTTGGTTGAAACCGCCGGGAACGGCGCCCTGGTTGCCTTGACGTGCTACCGGGTCGCGTACGGCGTCGCCGTCGTCTCCACCAGATACCTTACCACTCTTGAGGAAATCGTTCGGCTCGGGTAGTTCGTCGCCGTGTATATCGGGTACAGCGAGTAGATTGAGCACAGCCTGGCGGTATTCGTCTTGGTGGATGGCTCCGGTGGACATAGACGTAGCTAGCGACTGCAAAGCACGATACGTGGGGTCCTGCTCGATTGACGGGAACTTAATGTCCACGTCCCTCACCGACGGGTCAACGTCCATCATCACCTGCTTGAAGAAATCCCTCCACTTACGCTGTTCCAATTTGAAACCGTTGATCGTCGGCCTGTCCAACGTCGTCGCAGCCCCGTAGGAACCGCCCGTCGCACCCGGTGACGACAACAGTGCGATAACAGGAATGCCGAAGCTCGCCGCAACCAGCGCGGCCAACGGCTGGCCGTTCCCGTAGTTGACCTGTGCGCTCGGGACGCCCACTCCGGCCAGAGATTGGTTCGGCCCCAAGCTCGCCGTGGCGCCTACTACGTCGCCTCGATTCGAGATCTCCACGGCCGACTGCCGCTTGCCCTGGTTGTTGCTGTTGACGATCGCCCAAGCGATCTTCGACAAAGCCTTCGACAGCCGTGCCGAATCTCGCAAGTAGCCTGAGTAGGCAACGCTCCACAGAGCAGCCGCCAGAGAGTCAGGCGCACCGAATGCGTGTCCCGCATTCCTACCTGACGACAGGATGTACACGACGTAGTTACCGTTCACCTCGTAGGCCGTGTTCGGCGGCTTCCTCAACCGCTGCACCCCGCGCCTGTACTCGGCTGTCGGGAACCACTGGCTGATCGTGTTCTGCCCGTCCGGCGTCCATGCGCGACGTACATACTTCACAACGGACGAATCGAACGAATCCCTAACGATTTCCTCGATCTCCTCCACAGGCACAAGCGTCAGCTTATCCGTGTGCACCTCGCGGAACAGGAACACATTCCCCGCACAGAACCGCTCCAGGTTCAGGCTCTCCATCGCCGAAGCCGAGAACAGCGTCCTCTGCGCCGACTCTGACTTAATGAATTTGTCCAGCTTCGCGGAGGTGTCGCTGAATACCAAGTCGTCGCCGAAGATGTAGCTGGTCCTCAACTGTGCGCCCCGCTTGTGCAGCGGGTGGTCGCGCGCCATGTCCCGAAGACCTCGCACAACCTCGTGGATGAAAGCCAGCGTCAGGCCCTTGTCGTCGGCGTAGCTCACCCAGTTGGCGCCCTCATCCAGGAGGTAGGACCTCTGCGCCTCGTCGATGAACGCGATACCCTCGTCGCTAAACGAGTATGCGTTGGAATCCAAAAGTCTCCCCCATTTCGTGTAGGTAGTCGTCCTCGTCGCCATCCATCATGTCCCCCGCGTCGGAGAACACGGTTTCCTGTTGGATGGCATCTCGTATGTTCTGGTCCGTTATAGCGGCGTACACCGCTGCGTCGGCCAAGTCAGGTGACTTGCCGACGTCCTTCTTCAGCTTGTCCTTCGAATCGAGGACTAGCCCGCCCGACATCGTATTATACGAGTAGCCGACGGACAGCAGTTCGTCGTGCAAGTCGATGTCCAGTGGGTCCAGGTCCAGCTCCCCTGTGCGACACCGGTACCTGAAGGAGTCCCACATGTAGGAGCGGTAGTTGTGCCACCGGCCCCTGTCGGGGCTCGACATGGAACCTCGCACAGCCAAGATGTCGTACGTGCGATTAGCGTACGAATTCAGGATGTCGAACATGCCGCCGCCGATCCCGTCGCAGTCGATCGCCACGGCGTGTGCGCCCTCCCGGAGAGCCAGGTCGTGCACCCGCTGTGCGCTGTGCACCAGATCCGTCTTCGCCCACGAGTCAACGAAGCGCACAACCCCGTTGACGCACAGGTAAACCACGGAGCGGTCTGCGCCGAAGCGCGCCACGTCCACGCCCAGCACGGGCCGGCCGATCCGCTCCCTCTCAGTGAGACACGCTGTCTCAACGTCGCCCGGCAGAATCAGCGAGTCCTCGATGTCGAAAGCGAACTCGCCCAGCACGCGGGCCTTGAACCTCGCGCTGTCCTCGCCATACTCCTGCTTCTTCTGCTCCACGTAAGACGGGCCCGTCAGCTTCTGCAAGGCATTGGGGGGCATCGGCTCGCCTGTGAAGTTCGGGCTCTCCAAGACGGAGATGGACATCCGCTTCCAGTTCTCCATCTCCTCCTTGAAGATCTTCCCCAGGTAGCTCATCGGGTCCGTTGGGTTTGCAATCAGCACACGCCTGGACGCCTCGTTCGTCGTGATGTTCGCCAGGGCGTCGATAAGCTCCCCTGACAGCCCGCAGGCCTCGTCGCCGATCGCCAGCACGTCGCCGTGGATGCCCTGGAACGAATTCCCGCCCAGGTTGTCCGGCGGCTTCCTGCCGCGCCCCAGCGGCAGCTTCGTCACGTCATCCTTCCACTGCACGTCCATCGTGATGCGCCCTGGAAGCTTATGGTCGACGAGTCCTTCTTCGAAGCGCCGCTCCACGATGTCTTTCAGCTGCATGACCTCGCGCCACAGCACGTCCTGCACCTGCGCCATCGACGGCGCCGTCGAAATCACGTAGCAGTGCGGGTAGCGGGTGTCCACCCACCAACATATGAGCACGGCCATCAGCCGGGACTTGCCCACTCCGTGGCCGGCCTTCACGGCCGTCGAGTTGTTCTCCACCACGGCCCGGGCGATCTCCCGCTGTTTGCTCCACAGGGTTCCTTCGTCCGTGCCCAGCATGTACTGCGCCCAGCCAACGGGGTCCGACTTGAAGCTGTCCTGCCTCCTGTGCGCCTTGACGGTGGCGATAGCACTGTCGATCGCGCTAGCTTTGATCAGCATGGGCCTCCTTCAGCGCCTGGTAGAAGACCTCGTCCATCGCCTCCGGGTCGAGTAATTGGTTATTGGCGTAGGCGTTGGAGATGTGAATGCGCACACGCTCCCAGGCGTCCTCCACCAAGTCGAGGATCAGCCGGGTCTGCTGCTTCGTCACCCGAGCCTCTTCCTCGTCGTTGTATTCCTTCACCTTGTCCAGGCGGTCGCCGAGCTGCTTGAGCACGCTGTTGACCGCTTCGATGTGCCTGGCGGCTATCTCGTCCGACTCGAAGCACCGCTCCAGGAAGTTGAAAGCTCGGGTCTTCAAGTCGTACATATCGGCGATCAGCATCTGCTGACGCTCCAGGTTCGTCCACACGTCGTTGCGCTTCAGCAAGGATCGCACGCGGGCAAGGCAGGTCTCCGCCGGCAGGCCGAGCTCCTCAGACATCTCCGCTGGGCTGGCCCCGGCCTGTGCGAGGGTGAGCAGCCGCCTGTCGTCCATCGCCAGTTCGCCGGTCGACTTTTGGATCGCGAAGCGATCCCAGTCGTTCTTCACCAGCTCCTTGGCCGCTGTTTTGTTCTGCGCGGGGGCTTGGTCCTTTTTCTTTTTCGTCGTTTTCTTAGGCGCGGACATCACAGCCCCCTGTATCGGATCACCACCGGCGCCTCAAGCGGATCGCACACCTTCACTGTGGGCCGCTCGTCCACGGCATGGACGGTCACGCAGAACGTGCCGCCTTCCGTGTTCAGCGACGTGACCTTCGTCTCTGCTGCATCGGTGAACACTGTCAGGTACACGGCCAGAACGCCCTTAGCCAGCGCTACGTCCAGGTCGAGGTTGGGCAGCGTGCCGCTAAGCGTCGCAATCGACCCGTTAGCAGTGGCTAAGCGGCTCGTTTGAACGTCGATTCTCATTAAACTCCCTCTCTAATCAGGCTTAAGAGGAATATTACCACGCGCACACAGCAGACCCCGCCGGGGCATAGCGCTCACCCGGCGGGGTCCTGAGAGAAAGGAGCTTACCTGAACACCTTAACATATTTCTGCAGGCGCCGTCTAGGCCCCGCCATGTGGTCGTACAGCAGCACCCAGCGATCGTCCAGCGTAGGCGCCCACGTGATGCTATCCTGAGCCGTGATCGGCTGGATCTCGTCGTCCACGTTTAAGACGGACACGTAAGCGTCCAGCCTAAACGGGATCCTGTCCAGGTCGTGGGCTGTAATAAAGGCCTGGAACGTCTCGTGCCCTCCGATCACCCACGCTTCGTCCCCGCCATCTGCAAGGGTCTGCTCTATCGCCGCATACGGGCTCGCCACCGCCTTGATGGATTTGGTCGACTTCATCGTCCGACTTAGCACGATATTCGTCCTATTCGGCAGCTTCTTATTGCGTTGCGGCAGGGATTGTCGGGTCTTCCGACCCATTATGACTGTCTTCCCAGTCGTCATGTCCTTGAAATGCTGCAGTTCCCCTCGGTCGTGCCACGGCAGCTTTCCGTTGACCCCTATGATCCCGGACGTCGACTGCGCCCAGATGAAATGCACGTGAAACATCATGTCTCTCCTCCCGTGTGCGGTGTACCGGCTGATACGAGGACTCTAGCAGTTCAGGCAGAGTTACGCAAACTTGACTTTGCCCCGTGTGCGAGTTACAGTCGAATCGTCAAACCGCTGGATTAGAGAAAGGACTTCACATGCTTCTTTACTTCATCGCCGTCCCCGTCGCATTCCTCGTCGCACAGGGGTTCTGGACTCTCACCGCCTACATCGTCGCGTGGTGCGGCTTCCCCAAGGCAGGCGCCGTCGTCTTCTGGGTCTCCCTCGCCTTCACGTCCCTCGGCGCGATCTCAGCCCTCGCGGCATTCGCCTGGACCCAGCACCAGCTCAACCTCATCGCAGCTTGACAGCGGCTCGCTCAGCGTGTACACTGGTTGCGCACCGTAATCCGACAGAGAGGAAAAATATATGTATTCTTGGAATGTTTTCGGGTGGATGTTCGCCAGCTGGTACCCTACATGCCGTAGGTGGGGTCGGACCTGGACCTGCTAGCCGCCTGCCTTTTGAGGATGGTGAAGAACCCCGCTGCTTGAAAGCAGCGGGGTTCTTCTGTGCTTATACGTTGTGCGTTATCTCACTTACTCGGCGTGGTCGCCAGGAACGGCACCACCTTGTGCAGGAAGCGGTCCACCGGCTTCGTGTTGAGCAGCCACTGTGCGCACACAGTAACCAACCCCCATACGGTCGCCGTGATCGTGTCCGCCAGGTCGGCGGGAAGCGTCAGGCCCCATTTCGCGGCCAAGGCGGCCAGAACGCCCACCAAGGACACCACGAACGTCCTGATGATAGACCGAGCCTTGTGCTGGATTTGCGTCGGCACGAGTTCGTCGAAGTGGTAGGCGTTCTTCCTGTTCGGGTCCGCCAGGCCGCCGTCCCCCTGCGGCAGTCCGCCCGTCTCGACGGTGTGCGCCGCAGCCGCGAACGCCGCTGCCTTCTGCTCGTCCGTCAGCGTCGGAGTATCCAGGTGCTTAGGTCCAGTATGGGTGGGTGTAGGCGTTTCCTGTGTCATCACTTGGCATCGCCCCCCTTCTTCTGGGCAAGCGTGTTCTGGATGTCGTTCAGCTTGTTGATCGTCTCCTCAAGCGCCGCGTGGCTGGCGGCCGGATAGCCGAAGCCGTAGCCCGGCACCGTCAAGTCGGTGGCGATCCTGTTCACAGTCGCCGTCATCGACTCCACAGCCTGCGTCAGGTTGGCCGCCACCTCCTTCAACTCCGCAATGGAGTTCTGCGTCGCCTGCGGGTAGCCGAAGCCCTGGCTCGGCACCTTGATGTTCTCGTACAGCCAGCTGAGCATGTTGTGCTCGTCGGGTGTCAACTCGTCTCCTTTGTTCTGGTTCTGCGTTTGGTCGTCTGGTGTGTCTCCGATATAGCGCTTGACGATGATGATCGTCGCAGACCCCGTCAGAGACCGGTCCGACAGCGAGTGCAGCCTCGGGCCCCTGCCCGGGCCACCGTGCCCCCACGTATACATGCCCCCGGCGTAGAGCTCCACGTGGCTGATCCGCCCCGCGAACGCCCCGGAGTGCCATCCCATGCAAATGATATCCGCCGGTTTCATGTCGCTTAGGGGCAGGTCTCGCCAACTCGTCGCCGACGCCACCGTGTACGCGTCGGGGTCCGACGCTATGTTGAAACTCCGCTCGCCTATTTCGATACCCGCGCACTGCCTGTAGGCCTGCGCTATCGTACTGGAGCAGTCCCCCCAGCCGTAGCGCTCAGGGTCCCGGCGGCGGTAGTCGTTCGTGTAGCCGAAGTCACCGTCGTGCTTCGCCATCCACGCCACTATGGCGTTGCGCTGCACGTCAGCCTGCGTCATCCGTCTCCTTCCTATTCGCTAGAAGAGCCTTCACCTCAGTATACGGCACGAAAGCGGCCCTATCCGGGCGTGGGCTGTGCGCTGGGATCTTCCTTCTCTTCAGAAAGTCGTAACCCTCACCCTGCTGCAGGCGCACAGGGGTTGAGTCGTAGTGCGGGAGGCGGAACTCCACCCACCCTTCGTCCGCATGGCGCACAGCAACGGGGTAGCCGCGTATAAGCTGGCCGTCGTTTCCGGGGACGGTGCGCCACGCCGCGTCGATCAGAGACTGCAGAGCGTTCGACTGCGAATTGAACTCTCCGATCTCGTCGTTCGCTTCGCCTCTCGAAATAGCCGCCCCATCCCGTGTCGGAAAGGGTGGGTTGAATCCGCACAGCGACCTGGAGGCCGGCCGATAGCGCTCCTCGAAGATTCGAGCGGCCCGGTTGTCCAGAGGCATCTTACCCGGCTCTCGCTTCAGGCGGGCCGTGTAGGCGTCTTCAGCTGCGTACGTGAAGTCCTCTGTTCTGTCATGGTAGCTCTCTTCCATGCCTAGAACCATACCACCCCTTGAGGCGGGTAGCCCGTCGCATGGAGGGAGAGTGGGTCGTAGTCGACGGGGGAGGGTCGAAGTTGTGGCCGCTTGGGGGTCGCGTGCCACATCGACGTGAAGCGCACACGGGCATCCTCGGCGTAGAACGCCGGAATGTGCGGAGGTAAGGGGTGTTCTTCGTCGATGACAACTGTTAGCAGCTGACTCTCCACGAATATGTGGAACACATTTCTAGAGGGGGCCAGTCGTGCTTTGTTGCCTGCCTCCGAGTTGCGGTTCGCAGGGATGATGTCGTTTTTTAACTGGTCGGGGGTTGTCCCCAGCGGATACTCGTGGCAGGCCTTGACGAGCACAGAGTAGGGGTTGACTGCTGGGGTTTGGTTTTGGTTTTGTTCCGTGTTGTGCGGGGGGAACTTGCGCGGGTCCTTCGCGTCATTCGATTTCAGGAAGCGCTGACCTCCCGGATAGGCCGGGTCCTGTTTGGAGACCTCCCAGCCGTTGGGCTTGAGGCACAGGGCATAGAAGCGGAAGTTCGAGTTGGATGTCGGGCTCGGGTCATAGGGGTGAGTCGGGTCCGGGCTGAAACACCACAGCAGCCACCCCACCTCCCACGGGTTCGGTTTGGAGTCGGGGTTGTCTTTGGTCGGTGGGGTGTTGTCGGGGGAGCGCAGCTGCGCTGTGGTCACGATGTTCGCCGAGAACGAGTACACGACCTGGAGGCGGTCGTGTTTGGTTGGGTCGGGATCGGATGACGGCACGGGCACGCGCTCTATCTTGAGCAGCGGGGAGAGGGCCTCGATCGGTCGGGCTAAGGACGCCGCCGTGGCGCCCAGCGGCTGGTCCGGGTTGGGCTTCGGGGGTGGGGGCGGAGTCAGGAGGAGGGTCGAGTCGTAGGGCGGCGTCGGGTTAGGCGTCACCGTCG